TTAAGTGCTTGATACGGCACTCTTTCTTCCCCTGATGTTGATCTTGGAACCGGGCTTCTTTGAAGGCCGGTTTTGCACTTTTTGCAGCCCGTTTTGCAAAATTGTCCCGGCTTCGTTCTCCTCGACGCGCCGGATGCAGGTCGTCGCCAACTCCAAGTTGCGCTGCAAATAGCTGGCGCCGAGTGTGCCTGACCCCTCGATTTGGTGACCGGTGACACTGGCGATCTCGCTCGGCGTGCAGCCGGCGAGGGCCGCGCGATTCGAGAAGGTGCCGCGCAGATCGTGGAAGGTAAGGTCCGTGACGCCGGCCTTCTCGCAGGCCTTGCCGAACGAGGTGCGGAAGCCGTCGCTGGTCCAGGGCAGCCCGTCGCTGTTGTTGAATAGGACGAGGCCGTGCGCAGGGTTGCGCGCCAACCCTTCGGCGAGCGGTGTCGGAACCGGCATGGCGACCCGCGCGCCGGTCTTGCTCTGCTTCAGCCGCAGGATGCCGTCCTTGATGTTCGACCGGGTCAGCTTCAGCAGATCGTTCTGTCGCTGCGCCGTCCAGATCGCGGCCCAGAAGACGATCGCGACCTCGAATGGCGCCACAGTGAGGAAGGTCTCGATATGCGCATCGGTCCAGACATTGTCGGTCCGATCCGGTGAAGAGAGGCGCCCGCCGCGGTCGCAAGGGTTGACCGACAGGTCGCCGCGGTCCTTGGCATAGTTGAGCAGCTTGACGAGCACGCTCCAGGCATAATCGGCCTTGCGCGGCGTCTCCTTCATCTCGTCGCGCCAGTCCTTGAATATCCCGCGCACGCGGCGATCCTCGAGGGCTGCCATCTCCATGTCGCCGAAGCGATCCTCGATCAGCCGCAGATAGGTGCGATAGGCCTTTTGCGAGGATGCCGCCTTCGGATAGTCGCTCGACGCCGTGTAGAGGCGGATCAGCGCGGCGACCGTGCCGGACTTCGCCGCTGCGAGGCTGCGGCCGGCGACGGCCTTGTTGTAGGAATCGACGAACTCGGCCGAGCCCGGCTCGCCTGTCAGGCGTGGGCCGCCGCGCCAGGCATAGTAATAGGTCTGGAAGGTGCCGTCCGGCAGCTTGCGCCTGGCGCTGGCAACCCCCTTAAGCCGCACGCGAACCATTCTTGCTCAACCATCGATCGAGAGCGGAGCCGCTCGGCTCAGGAGATTTGAGCCCGGCGAATTTGTCCAGAGCGGCGTCGATTGCCATGCGGTCCCAGCGCGTGGTGCCGGGGACGGCGGCGGGCAATGTGCCGGCCTTGACGAGCTGCGAGAAGCGCGATGGCGTCATGGCGCAATAGCCGGCCGCCTGGGCGCGCGTCATCAGCCTCGGGGTGATCGCTTCCGCCGCCGCCATTTCAGAACGGTATGTCATCATCGAGGTGGCTGCTGCTGGACTGGCTCGCAGGCTGCCGGCTCTGGCCGGCGCCGCTGTCGCGCGTCCTGGTCGTGCCGTAGCTGTCCGGGTCGGGCGCCTCGCGCTTCTGCGTGTCGAGGATCGTCAGCTCGCCGCGGAAGCGCTGGAGCACGACCTCGGTGGTGTATTTCTCGACACCAGCCTGATCGGTCCATTTGCGCGTCTGGAGCTGGCCCTCGACATAGACCTTGGAGCCCTTCTTCAGATACTGCTCGGCGACCTTGGCGATGTTTTCGTTGAAAATGACGACGCTATGCCACTCGGTGCGCTCCTTGCGCTCGCCCGACTGCTTGTCGCGCCAGGTCTCCGAGGTCGCGATGCGGAGCGAGGCGACAGGCTCGCCGCTGGCGAGGTGGCGGATCTCTGGATCGCGGCCGAGATTGCCGACGAGAATGACCTTGTTGACGCTGCCGGCCATTGTTCAGGCCCCCTCTGTGACGGGCTCGGCCTCGGCCGCGCTGCTCAATCGATCGAGATGGTATCGGGCCGTGAAGTGGACCTCCTCGCTGAAGTCGCGGTCGAGCAGCCATCGCAGGAACGACATGTCGTCGATCTCGCGCCAGGGCGTGCCGCGCCAGCGGCCGATCTGGCAGCGCGCCAGCAAGGCCGGCTCGGCCGACCAGGCGACGAGCTGAGCCAGCGTCACGCCAGGCTGCTCGAGCATGTCGCGCAGCAGGTGCGCGGTGACATAGGCATCGGGGCCGGCGCGATGCGTCTGGTTGGCCATCGCGCGGTCGAGCTTCAGGCTGCGCCAGTAGCGCAGGGCCTGGTTGCTATGGGCCGGGGCTTCCGGCCAGAGGCGCAGCGCGCATTTCCAGGTGCAGATCCATGGCCTGTCGCGCGTCTCCTGATCGGTGAGGAACTGCCGCTCGAAGCCTGCGTTGTGCGCGGCGAAGTAGTCGACGCCGGGCCGGGCAGGTCGGCACACCCAGCTCGTGACGGCGCTCCATTCGAGCGGGTTCGCATCCGGCCCGAAGTCCTCGGCCGTCAGATGGTGGATCGCCGATGTCTCCGGCGGGATCGGCCCGGCATGGCGGACGAGCGCGCTGTTCGGCAGGTTGATCGCCCAGCCCGTCGGCTCGCCGGCAAGGTCGCGCTGCGTGGCGCGCAAGTTGATCCAGCCGATCTCGATCGGCTCGGCAGCCGGAGGGGTGAAGCCGGTGGTTTCGAGGTCGACGACGCGGATCAGAATATCGGTGAACATGGCCGTCAGGCTCCCATCTGGCTGAAGAGGTCGGCCGTCCGGTCCTGGCGAGCCTGGGCGCGCAGCAGCGGGGGCGGCGATACGGTTGTTGAGATCGGCTCGCAGGATCTCGGCCGTGGCGAGGATGAAGCGCCGGCGAGCGGCGCGGCGCCCCTTGCGTTTCGGCGAGGCCTCGGCCTTCAAGAGCTGGGCCTGCGCCTCCAGCCGGCGCCGGCGGAGAGCGGATATCCGATTCATGGCAGGTACTCCCATTCGCCAAACACGCCGCCGATATGGATGGTGACGTTCCAGCGTCGTTGAGCAGGGAAGCCGAAGAGGCGCAGCCACCAGGGCGTGCGCTGGAGGTTGCCAAGCCGGATCATGGCTTCACCTTGCGGAATGCGTTGCCGCTGGTGACCATCCGGAAGCCGTCCTCGAATTCGAGCCCGACGGAGTTCATGGTGCCGCGTGCGAAGACGCGGCAGCGCTGGTCCTTCCGGCCGCAGCGGTCCCAGCGGTAGACATAGGGAAATGTGGGCGCCGACATCACGCCGCCCTTGGCATGGCGTTGTGCTCGACGCCGTCGAGCAGGCGGCCGGTGATGCCCTTCTTGGCGCGCAGCCGGGTGCCGCAACCGGGCGCCCAGACCTTGCCGTTCGCCATGGTCTGGCCGGCCGGGATGTGGCTGCCCCACTGTTTGAAGAAGAACGCCGTTCCGGCCGCGGCGCACTGGTCGCGGATCTGCTGTGCCCATTCGGCCTGCATCGGCCGGGGACCGTTTTCGCCGCCGACGATGATCCAGTCGAGCTTGCCGCCCTTCCAGCGGAGGCCGACATCGATTGAGCCGCGGCGCGTGCCATTGGGCGCGCGCGCCTCGGCTTCCATCTGGCCGGTGAGCGCGTTGAGCCACGTCGCATCGTGCGTATCTGACGGCCAGTGCGGGTCAGGGTGGCCGCCGCAGTCCTCGAAGGTATCGACATCATCGTCGATGCGGTCAAAGCGGATTGGCCCGAGCAAAGGCTCGGCGCTCACGAAGCGGATGACAGCCGGCGTCGCCAGCAACTCAGGCACGCGCTCGTCGGCGCGGCGCTGGTCCTCGGCCGAGACGCCAAGCCATACATTGCGCAGCATGATGTGCCACTGAGCGGCGATCGGGTCGAAGATCTGGTGCCCGTCGATCGGGTGCTGCCACAACAGCCAGCGCCCGGATGCTATGACGCCTTCGATGTACTTGCGCATCCGCTCCGCCCGCTTGGTCAGCACCTGAAAGGTGTGCTGCGGGCAGAGCGCCATGACGGCGAAGACGCGATCGATCCATTCGTCGGGCACGTCCTCATGGAAGAGATCGCCCATGGAGTTGACGAACCAGGTCGTCGGCTTGCGACGGCGCAGCGGCTCGGTCAGCGCGTGCTCGGGCGCTAGTGCCAGCTTGCCGGTCCAGACCGGTCCGGCCTTGGTGAGCTGCGTCAGCCCGGCATAGTGCGACACCGTGCCCATCAGCTCCAGCCGTCGCGCCATGCTCATGGCATAGCAGTTGGTGCATCCCGGCGAGGCGAGAGAGCAGCCGACGATCGGGTTCCAGCTGCGCTCCGTCCATTCGATTGCCGTCTCAGCCATGGCTCGACTCTCCGCGCATGGCCCGGGCGCGCTGTTTCCAGTCGCCCGCGGAGGGGCTTGCCGCCTTCAGCTTCTCGATGAAGGCGTCGAGTTCCTTCTGGTGATCGTTCAGGCGGTTGAGGGCGTTGGTGCGGGTGCGACGAGCCTCATCCTCGGCACGGTCGGCCGCCTGAAACGCCTCCTCCGCCTCGCGCAGGTTCTGGCCCAGCTTGGCCAGCTCCTGCGCATCGTTCGAGAGATCGGTCATCGCCCGCGCCTCATTTCGGGGTGACGAGTTCGGCGATGGCGGGCTTGGCGGCGGCGAAGCCGCGCAGCACCCGGTCGTAAGCCGCGGCGTTGGCGTCGATCCAGGCGATGTTCGCGACGAAGAGCGCGTCGACCGTGATCGTCTTGACCGCCTTGGTGCCGTAGAGGGTGCCGCCCGGCTGGATGCGCGGATAGGTACCGCTCGGGATCTCAGAATAGCCGTAGACCTCCTTCCCGCGGGCATCCTTGGCGACCTTGCCCATGTCCCAATCGTCGGTCCCGGCGAGCACGATCCGGTCGCCCTGGCCCTGCGCATCGTTCTTGAGGTAGCTGGAGCCGAGAGCGCCGACCCAGAGCAGGCATTGCACCTGGCTGCCATCGGCAACGGCCGAAAGGGCGCGCACGCCGCTGCGGGCATCGACCTGGACCGGCGCATAGCGCTTCTTGTCGGCGAGCACGAAGGCGTCCCAGGTGGTGCGGGCGCCTGATCCGTCCGGGCCAACGGCGACCGTGTTCTTGTTGGTCAGGTCGGTGACGCGGTCGACCCCGGAGCCCCGGTTGCAGAGGAGGTGCGCATGCTCCTGGTAGAGCACGCCGGCGCGCTCGATCGCCGAGAGCGCTTGGGCATTGCGGCTCGAATAGACCAGTAGCGCATCGGACTGGACGAAGGCGCCGTCGCACTCGCCCTTCCCGACCTTGTCGAGATTGTCGAGCGAGCCCTGCGTCGGCACGACCTCCACCTTGAGCGAGGTCGCGACCTTCTTGAGGAGGTGCCCGGCCTTGAAATAGTTGCCGGCATCCGAGCCGGTGCAGACGCGGAAGCTCGGCTGCTGCGCCAGGGCGGGCGAGCAGGCGAGGGCCGAGAGTGCGGCGCCGGCGATCAGGAGGGAGCGGAGCATGGTCGACTTCCTTTCAGGGATTGCGCCGCTCAATGGCGGACAAGGCGGGACAGGAAACGGGTGAGGCGCACGACGCCGTAAATCACCGTGCCGAGGCCGATGAGCGCGAGAACGTCGGACAGGCGGGTAACGAGAGCCCAGAGCATCGGTCAGGCCTCCTCGAACGTCGGGGTGAAGAAGCCGAGCGCGCCCTTGCAGGGGCGGAACGGCAGCGGCCGCGCATTGCGCAGCACGATGCCGAAGCGGCCGACGAACCACGGGTCATCGCTGCGCTCGACGCAGTCGACGATCTCGGCCTCGCCGACGATGCCGCCGCAATCGAGATGGTCAGGCGCGACGATCTCGTTCGCCAGCATGGTGCCCATGACCGGATGCCAGCGGTCGCGGAGATCCTGCAGAGGCTCCTTGTCGAGCTTCTTCCCGGCATGGATCAACACCGGCCCGCGATAGTGGCAACGCCAGTTGCGGTTCTCGATCGCCTTGTGGCCGTTGACGATCAGCCAGGCCCAAGGCTGCATGATGGAGAGCGCCTTCATCGCCGCGTCTCCTCAATCGCGTCAAGCTTGGCGCGTGCCTCTGCAATCGAGAGCCGCTCGACCTTGCCAGAGGATCGGATGATCGTGGTGATGAAGGCCATGATTGCCCCCATCCACTGCATGGCCGCGCTGTTGGCGACGATGCCGATACCGATCAGCGCGACGAAGAGGGCGAAGGTGCCGGCGTCTCGCGCCCAGCTCTGTAGCGCGGTCTCGTGCACCAGGATGATGGCGGCTGGCTGAGCTTTCTGTTCGGCCATGGCTCAGACCCTCATCGGCATGAGCACGACGAGAAGGCTGTCCCCTTCGCGCCGTTGGAAGATGGCCGGGGCGCCCGGCTCGGCGAGCTTCATCTGGATGCTGTCGCCGCCGAGCACGCCGACGATGTCGAGCAGGTAGCGGGCGTTGAAGCCGATCTCGATCGGCTGGCCGTCATAGTCGGGCTCGATCTCCTCGGTGGCCGTGCCGCTGTCGGGGTTGCTGACCGAGAGCGTGAGGCCAGTATCGGAGAGCGAGAGCTTCACGGCGCGGCCGCGCTCGCTGGAGATGGTGGCGACGCGGTCGATCGCCTGCTTGAAGGGCTCGGCGTCGAGGGTGACGAGCTTGTCGTTGCCGGCCGGGATGACGCGCTGATAATCGGGAAAGGTGCCGTCGATCAGCTTCGATGTCAGGGTGGTGCTGCCGGCCGTGGCACGGATCTTCGTGGCCGACAGCTCGAGCACGATCTCGCCGTCGTGGTCCTTGGCGATTTTGCCGAGCTCGGCCACCGTCTTGCGCGGCACGATGACGCCCGGCATGCCCTCGGCGCCTTCCGGCGTCGGCAGCTCCAGCCGGGACAGGCGGTGACCATCCGTGGCGACCGCGCGCAGCCTGGTGGCGCCGTCGACCGGTATCGTGTGCATGTGGATGCCGTTGAGGTAGTAGCGCGTCTCCTCGGTCGAGATCGCAAACTCGACCTGACTGAGCGCCGCGGCGAACTCCTTCGCCGGCAGGGCGAAGCGGTGCGAGAACTCGCCGATGGTGATGTCGGGGAAGTCCGATTCCGGCAGGGTCTGCACGGTGAAGCGCGACCGGCCCGCGCGCAGCGCCATGCGCTCGCCGGCGAGCTCGAAGCTGATCGCCGCCTCGGCCGGGAGCTTCCTGACGATGTCGGAGAGGGTATGCGCCGGCAGGGTGATGGCGCCCGCCTCCGCAACCTCGCAGGCCAGGCTCGTCTCGGCCTGGATATCGAGATCGGTCGCGCGCAGCGTCAGGCGGCCACCCTCGGCGCGCAGCAGGATGTTGGAGAGGGCGGGGATGGTGTTGCGGCGCTCGACCACGCGCGAGAGCGCGGCCAGGGCCGGAGCGAGCGTGTCGCGCTGGACGGAGATCTTCATGAGCCGGTTCCGTGCGGGAAGGGAAAAGAGGCGGGGCAAGATCTGCGAGCGATCCCGCCCCGCCAGGTTGAGGCCGGGAGGTCAGGCCTCGGGGGAACCTTCGAAGGTCGGGAGCTCGGTCTTCTGCTTGACCGTGTCGAGATCGTCACGAACGCGCTCGGTCACGTGCAGATCGGGCCGATACATCTGGTAGAACCAGCGGATCTTGCCGGCGGCGGCGCGGTAGCGCAGGCGGACCGGGATGGTGATCTTCTCGCCCATGAAGAAGGGCGCGATCGCCAGCATGAAGAGGCCCGGCACCTTGAGCGGCTGGCCGTTGCCGTCGCTGTGGCGCTCCTCGAAAGCGATCTGCGCCTCGCCGGTCGCGAGGTTCACGACCTGCTTGACGACGCTGTCGACATTGACCTGGAGACCGCGAGAAAGCTGGATGAGCTGCGCCGGCGTCGCGATCTTGGTGTCGAAGTCGCGCTCCAGGTTGATGCGTTCGTGATCGTTGGGTGCCGTCAGGTCGGCGATGCGATCCTCGAGGAACGCGGCGAAGGCGCCCTGTTCCATGGGCTCGCCATTCTGCTCGACCCAGGCCTTCCACTCCTCGGAGAGCGGGAACTCATAGCGGATGCGATGCCGCAGATTGTCGGCCGCACCGCCGCTCACCTTGTCGTGATAGTCGACGACCGTGGTGAAGGCGGGCTTCTTCCAGTCCGTATCGGCGAATACGGCCGAGTGCTCGGTCTTGTGGCGGTTTGCCAGGTCGATGAAGGACTGCAGCGTGAGCGCCGCCGCCGTGCCGCGCTTCTGGTCGGGCTTGGTGCGGAAGGCCTCGACGATCTGCGTCGCTGCCAGAACGGCGCGGTTCTGCGTGTCGATGATGACGGGCACGGCCTTCGGGATGCCGGGACCGAGATCTGGTAGGGTGACCTCGACGATCTCCGGCAGGTGGCTCTTCTTCGTCAGCTCGATGATCGCGGCGATACCGCGATCGGAATTGGGGATGGCGCCCTCGTGATAGGCTTCGAGGGTGGCGCCGATCGGCTCGGGTTGCTTGGTGGTGGCCACTGGCGGGCTCCTGTGCTGCGGGGAAAGGGATCAGGCTTCGGCGCGGCGCTCGCCGCCGCCCGCCTCGCGCGGGCCGCCGAACATGTTCATCTGCTGGGGGTGCTCCGTGCTCAGCGAGCCGTCGTCGAGCACCCAGAAGAAGGAGGATCCGCGCACCGGCTTCGGCCGCTTCGACTGCACGTCGGCGGTGATGGTGGCGCTGCCGCCTTCGACCTCGATGGCCAGGGTGAGCGTCACGGTGCCCTTGGCCTTGGCCTTCGGGCGGTTGCCGCACCGCGCCTTGAGATCGGCGAGCGTCTCGACCAATTCCTTGGACAGGGCGGAGATGGCTTCGCCGTCCTCCAGGCTGCCGATGATGACTTGCGCATCGCGGATGCGTTTCATGGGGTTCAGGCCTCCACGGGGATGCGGCGCGCGGCGGAGCGCGGGCCGGGCTTCGGTTGCGGGCGGAAGGGAGCGAAGGCCGACAGGTCGGGCAGATAGGCCTTCAGCCGGGCGCGGAATTCGTCGGCAGCCTCCGGCCAGGGCCAGACGCGGAGCTTGCCGATGAGGCGGACCGGCTGCGCGGCCTCGACACTCGGATGCCAGGGCATCGGCGGGCGGCCGAGCAGATGGCGGCGCTCGGTCGCGAGCATGCCGATGTCGTATTCATGCACGATGCGGCGGTAGCGCTCGGGGCAGCCGTCATTGCCGAGACCGGCGGCAGCATAGATCGCGAGGTCGATGCGGCGCTTCATCAGCTTCTGCATCTCGCGCACGATCCGGCCGGCGCCGGGCACCAGGCTTTCGGCCGTCTCGACCTCGGCCTCGGCGATCGGCGTCGCCTTGTCGCCGAGGACGTGCTCATGCGCATCGTGCAGCAGAAAGGCAGCGGCGGCCGTCCGGTCGCCGGTCTTGCGATAGATCGCATCGGCGCCCAGCACGCTGTGCTGCGCCACCGAATAGGAGCCGGCCCTGACGTGACCGGTGTAGCGCGAGGTCCGCGCCAGCCCCTCCGGCACGGCCACGTCGAAATCGACGCTGCGCGCATCCGGATGGATCAGATTGAAGGAGCCGTCGATGGGGCCGTTGGAGCAGATCTGCAGCCACGTCATCAGCGCGCGCCCCAGATGAGGCAGAGCGCGAGGATGACGGGCGAGCATGCCGTCACGACCGCGCCTGCAATGATGGCCCAGACGACGAGTATCAGGCCATAGCGCGGAGCCGGTTCCACCCGCATCAGTCGGCCTCCACCGGCTGGCCGCCCTTCAGCGTGTAGAAGGTGCCCGGTTTGATACCGCCTTGACCGACGATGCCGGCCCAGACCGCGAGGACCTTGCCGTGGTCGTCATGACCGGGATGGAAGAGCCTCTCGTCGAGATGGAGTGGCGACCCATCGTTGCCGCTGACGCGGCCATCGAAGCCCGTGGCGTACGCCCCGCACCCCCGCCCGGTCGCGCTCGCCGCGCCCCAGTCCCCGGTCGCGCTCGCCGCGCCCCAGTCCCCGGTCGCGCTCGCCGCGCCCCAGTCCCCGGTCGCGCTCGCCGCGCCCCGGTACCCGGTCGCGCTCGCCGCGCCCCGGTACCCGGTCGCGCTCGCCGCGCCCCGGTACCCGGTCGCGCTCGCCGCGCCCCGGTACCCGGTCGCGCTCGCCGCGCCCTGGTCCCCGGTCGCGCTCGCCGCGCCCTGGTCCCCGGTCGCGCTCGCCGCGCCCCGGTACCCGGTCGCGCTCGCCGCGCCCTGGTCCCCGGTCGCGCTCGCCGCGCCCTGGTCCCCGGTCGCGCTCGCCGCGCCCTGGTCCCCGGTCGCGCTCGCCGCGCCCTGGTCCCCGGTCGCGCTCGCCGCGCCCCGGTACCCGGTCGCGCTCGCCGCGCCCCGGTACCCGGTCGCGCTGGAGCCTTCGGTCAGCGTGCAGCGTGACCAAACATAGTCGAAGGCGCGTTTGACCAGATCGGAGATGGAGAGCTCGAACTTGACGGTGATGACCGCCGAGGCAAGCTTTGCATTCTCCCTGCTGGTCTCCCCAGATTGGTCGACCTCGAAGAACCGGCTACCGGCCGGGGCGTAGCTGTTGAAGACGTTGAGCGGATGCTCTTCGACCGGATAGGCGTGGAAGCCGCTTTTGCAGGCCTTAACCGTCCCGTCATGGGTATAGGTCTTGCCGATCTCGTACTGGAACCGATAGCCGGGTCCAGAGCAGACCATGTCCGCTCCGAAGCCCTTGATCGAGGTGATGGTGGGGGCCGCGGGCTGCTTCGTTTTGCGGACCATCGGCTCAGCCTCCAATGATGATCGCCCAGACGGCGATGCAGCGGAGGAAGAGGAAAAGGCAGAAGAGCTCGACGCCGGCCCAGGCCAGTTGCTTGGCGAGCTCCATCACGCGGCCCCGCGCTGGGCAGCGCGGGCCGAACGGCTGCGCTGCATGTCGTAGAGATCGGCGGCGCGGGCGGCGTGCAGGGTGACCTGCTCGCGGGTCCAGCCGAGGCGGAGATAGTCCTCGGTGGTGATGACGGCGTCGGCGCCGCGATCGTTCAGGAGCTTGCCGAGGTCCTCGGCCATCCGCTCGCGGATGTTCGGCGAGGTGACCATGTCGGCGCGCAGGGCCGGCCAGATATAGCCGTCATCCGTCGCGGTGCGGGCTTCGAGCGCCCGCATGGCCTGCATGTCGACGGCAGAGCCGCCCAGGCCGGGTTCGGGGTAGGCAATGGCGCGCATGGCGGCCTCCATCGGTGGCGATGGGGGCTATAATTTCTACAAAATAGAAATTGTCAACAGGGCGCGTTCGAAAAATGGGAACTGACAGAAAGAGTCAGTAGCCCGATTCGTAACGAATTGACTCTCCGACGACCGTGAACACAATGAGAACAAAGATAACGGAGGCGACCATGAGTATTGCGTTTAAGGTCTACGTTCGCTGCGCCAACTGCCAAAAGGATTATGGGTGCAGGCTTGAGCCTCCGCATTCAGAGGACGCGCCGAGCGATATCGACGAGCTGCTCGACAGCAACTTTCTCCGCGACCAGAAATTCGAGTGTCGTGATTGTGGTTCGGTGATTGGTGCAATCACGGGCGTAAAGCTGCTCCGTGATGAGCATTTGGAAAGCGTCAGAACACTGGAACTCTGTTCTTGATCTCCCGAACCAGCGCGAGGATCTTTACCTCGCGCCCATCATCCGCGCGTAGGTCGCGTGGAACGATTATTGGCTTATGCCGGGGGTTGCTCGACCGTGGGTGGAAGATGATCTGCTCGTCCTGTAGCTCGATCTGCTTGACCGACCATTCTCGCAAATGTCCCCCATCGCGCTCCTGCTGCACGACGACGACCATCTTGTCGCGCAGTGGTATGCCGATGTCGTCATAATCAACGCCAATCACCCGCGATCCGGGCAAGATGGGCGTTGGTTCGAGCCTGTTCATCGAATCGCCCATGACATCGTAGGCTGTTCGCTTTGCGCGCGGAAAGTCGGGATCTGCTGGCTCGTAAAAGATCTCGGGCTCGCTCTGGTCGAACTCGTCGATCGGTATAAACGCCCCGGCCTGCACGGGGCCAACAACCGTGATGGGTAACAGGCGCCCTTCTTTCGCGGCCTCAATCTCAGGTAGCGGCTTGAATTCCAGCCCTGGGAGAGCCGGCGGTGGCTCTTCCAGATACGCCGCAATCTTCGCAAGCTCGTCCGTCTTAATCGCCCGGTCGCCCTTCAGAAGCTTCGTGGCGGCGGAGGGGAAGCGTCCAAGGGCCGCTGCAAGCCCCTTTCGCGATTTGCCGGGCTTCTCAAGGCCCCGCTCGATCCATCTGAGGATTTCGGTGTTCATGCTGCATTTTCTGTTTTTCAGCATGCCGCCGCTATGACCAAAAATAGAAACACGGCTTGACAGAGATTTGCGAAAAATAGAAATATCGTTGCCATGGAACCGGCAGCGACAATCATTGCCCGTCTCGGAGGCGAAAGGGTCGTCAGTGAGATCACTGGCAGGGCCTACACGGCTCCGTATCGATGGCAGCATCCCCTCGAGAAGGGCGGGACCGGCGGTCTGATCCCCCAGAAGCTGCATGCCAAGCTGCTCGACTACGCGCGAGCCAACGGCATTGAGCTGACGCCGGCAGATTTTCTGCCTCGTGGGGGTGGCTGATGCGCTCGCTTCGCCTTTTCCAGCCCAATCAATGCCTCTTTCAACGCCGCGCGGGCGGCTTCGCGCCGGAGCTGCAACTCCGCCGCATCGCCGCCGCCACTGCGTTCCACCTGCCGGGAGACCATTGAGATGACCGTCTCGTCCCCCGTCCTCGTCACGTCGACCGTCTCCTCTGCCCAGCGGCATCAGCGCCGCCCGTCCTCCATGGCTCAACCATCGAGGATTGCCATGGACAGGTCTGCGGGAAAACACGCCGGAATAGCTGCAATCGACCACCGAGTCTGGTGCCGCGTTTTCAGGCGTTTCCACCCCATCAAGACGGCCGATGCGGTTGCCGCTCGCCTCGGCGCGCCGGTTCGCACCGTCGAGAACTGGATGAGCGGCGTCTCGGCGCCGTCGCTGGGCTGGTTCGTCAAGATCCTCGACGTTTATGGGCCGGGCGTTCTGGCCGAGGTGATGCCGGGGCCGTGCGAATGGCTCTCGGCCGCGGTCCGCGTCGAGCGGCGCGCCCAGCTCGAGGCCGAGCAGCGGCGTATCGAACGCGAGATGGCGGCGCTCGACGAGGTGCATTCGTGAGCGCGCTCGCCATCCTCTACCACGCCGCCTGGAGCGCGTTGCACCGCGTGCTCGCCCGGCGCCATCAGCGCCTCGCCGTCAAGCATATCGAGCGCGCCCGGCTGCATGACGAACGCGCGGCCGAGGCCGAGGCCGCCCTCAAGGAACGGGGGCAGAGCTGATGCAGCGTGGCTTCGTCCTGGTCAAGGTCGGGCGCTTCCGCCGCTCCGCGGCGCGCGGCATGGCACGGGCCGGCTTTTCGGTTCAGGCGATCCGGCTGGCGCTCGGCATCCCGCTCGCCAAGGCCATCGCGATCGTCGAGGCGCGCGAGGCGCCCGGCGCGCTGTGGAACGCGGCCGAGATCGCGCTGTTCCGGGATGCGGCCTGATGCGCGAGCGCGATCCCGATTTCGAGCTCTGGGTGGCGGAGGCCCGCGCCGGCTCCTTCGCGCTGGCGATACAGCTCTGCGGCTTCGCTCCGCGCAAGGGCAGCGACAAGGGCAACGACATCGCTGGGCCGTGCCCGGCCTGCGGCGGGCGCGACCGCTTCGCCGTGCATCTCGTCAAGCGCAAGTTCAACTGCCGGCATTGCGAGGCAAAGGGCGGCGACGCCCTGGCGCTCGCCCTGGTTGGCGAGCATGTCGCCTTCGTCGATGCCTGCGAGAAGCTTTCCGGTCGCGAGCGGCCGAAGCGGGTCGCCGCAGAGACGGCGGAGGAGCGGGCCCAGCGGCAGGCGCGTCGCGAGGCGCTCGACAAGCGGATCGCGGAGGATCAGGCGGAGCGCGAACGGGAGCAGGAGCGCTACCGCGAGCGCGAGCGCGAGGCCTGCCGGCGGATCTGGTCGATGGGGCGGCCGGCCTATCATGGCGAGCGGCTCGGCCGATATTGGGCCGGTCGCGGGCTCCTGCCGTTCACGACAGCGCTGATCCGCGAGGCCGACGACATCGCCTTCTTCCATGGCGACGAGCTCGACGAAATCGGCCGCCGCCAGCCGCGCGTCGTCTACAGGGGCCCGGCCCAGCTCGCCGCCATGCTCGACAATGCAGGCGCGATGGTCGGCCTGCATATCACCCATCTCCGGCACGACTGGAGCGGCAAGGCCGAGGTCTTCGACCCGGAGACCGGAGAGTCTCTCAACCCCAAGAAGATGCGTGGCAGCAAGAAGGGCTCGCATATCGTCCTTCGCCAGCCGGCTCCAGAGATCCTTGCCGCCGCCCGGCGCGACGGACTGCCGGTGCGCCTGTTCATGGGCGAGGGGATCGAGACGGCGGGCCAGGTCGGCACCTCGCTGAAACATGCGCGCCGCCTGCTGCCGAGCGACATCTTCTGGGCATCGGGCGATCTCGGCAATCTCGGCGGCGACGCCGTCGGCACGATCGCCCATCCGAGCCTGAAGACGCCGAAGGGGCGGCGGCAGCGCCTGCCCTCGGCCGAGCCGGATTTGGGCGCGCCGGCGATCCTGATCCCGGCCGAGGTCACGCATCTGTGCCTGCTCGGCGACGGGGACAGCGAACCTTTCCTGACCCGCACGACGCTGGAGCGGGCGCGCGCTCGCTACGCCCGGCCGGGACTGGAGATCGCGATCGCGATGGCGCCGGAGGGCGAGGACTTCAACAGCTTGGCGAGGGCGGAATGAATATTCGCGAGATCATTGCCGAGCTGGAAGGCGCGGCGCAGCAGGAAGCCGCCGGTATCCATGTGCTGGAGACGACGCGCTTCGAGCCCGAGCTCGGCGTGGTGGCGGGCAACTGCCTTGCCGCTTCGCACAGGCGAGCGGAGGCGCTTGCACAGGCCGCGTCGCGGCTTCGCGTGCTGGTGCAAGGCGAATATGCCGCCGGCGATCCGCTTCGCCCGAGCCAGACGGTGGCGGCATGAGCGACGCGTATCTCGCCTTCCTCAAGGCCAAGGCCTGCATCGCCGTCGCTGCCGGCATCGAGGTCGCGGACGCGGAGATCAACCCGATCCTGCTGCCGCATCAACGCCTGATGGTGCGCTGGGCGCTGCGTCTCGGCCGGGCCGGGCTCTTCGCGGCCTTCGGCCTCGGCAAGACCTTCATGCAGATCGAGTTCTGCCGGCTGCTGGTCGAGAAGCTCGGAGAATCTGCCCTGATCGTGATCCCGCTCGGGGTGCGTCAGGAGTTCATGCGCGACGCGCGGACGCTGGCCACGGCGGACCATGACAAGATCTCGGCCGAGGTGAAGGCGGCGCATGCGCTCTGGATCAAGGATCGGCCGGAGCGCGTGCCGGTGCTCGTATTCATCCGCAGCGTGGCGGAAGCCGCCGAGCGCGGCATCTACCTGACCAATTACGAGACGGTGCGCGACGGCAAGCTCGATCCGCGGGCCTTCGGTGCAGCCTCGCTCGACGAGGCGTCCTGCCTGCGCGGCTTCGGCGGCTCGAAGACCTTCCGCGAGTTCATGCGCCTGTTCGACGGCGTCCGCTTCAAGCTGGTGGCGACGGCGACGCCTTCGCCCAACGAGTTCATCGAGCTGCTGGCCTATTCGGCATTCCTCGAGGTGATGGATGTCGGCGAGGCGAAGACGCGCTTCTTCAAGCGCAACAGCGAGAAAGCCGACCAGCTCACCATCCATCCGCACAAGGAGCGGGAGTTCTGGCTATGGGTGTCGAGCTGGGCGCTGTTCGTGCAGCGGCCCTCCGATCTCGGCTGCGACGATGCCGGCTATGACCTGCCGCCGCTGACCGTCCATCACCATACCGTCGCCAGCGACCTCGCGACCCGCGAGACCGAGCGCGACGGCCAGGGCATCCTGATCGCCAGGGACGCGCTCGGCGTCGTCGGCGCTAGCCGCGAGAAGCGGGCGAGCCTGCCTCTTCGCATTGCCAAGCTCTCCGAGATCCTCTCGGCCGCGCCGGCCGAGCACTTCATCATCTGGCACGATCTGGAGGACGAGCGCCGGGCGATCGAGGCCGCGGTGCCCTCCGTCCGCTCGGTCTACGGCACGCAGGAGCTCGGCGCCCGCGAGGAGACGATCATTGGCTTCTCGGACGGCGCCTTCCAGTATCTGGCGGCCAAGCCCGTCATCGCCGGCTCCGGCTGCAACTTCCAGCGCCACTGCCACCGGGCCGTGTTCCTCGGCATCGGCTTCAAGTTCAACGATTTCATCCAGGCCATTCACCGCATCCAGCGCTTCCAGCAGGAGCGGCCGGTCGAAATCCACATCATCGCGTCCGAAGGCGAGCAGGCGGTGCTGCGCACGCTTCTGACCAAGTGGGAGCAGCACAAGCACATGGTCGACCAGATGAGCCAGATCATCCGCGAATACGGCCTGAACGAGCAGGCGCTCGCGGCCTCTCTCTCACGCTCGATCGGTGTCGAGCGCGTCGAAATCCGGGGTGCCAACCACCGCATCGTCAACAACGACACGGTGCTGGAGAGCGCCGCCCTGGCCGAAAACTCGGTCGGGCTGATCGTCACCTCGATCCCATTCTCGACGCAATACGAATACACGCCGAGCTATAACGACTTCGGCCACACCGACAGCGACCCGCATTTCTGGGCGCAGATGGACTTCCTGACGCCGCAGCTGCTGCGCGTGCTGCAGCCCGGCCGCAACTGCGTCATCCACGTCAAGGACCGGATCATCCCCGGCGGGATCAACGGGCTCGGCTTTCAGACCGTCTCGACCTTCCATTGCGACGCGATCCAGCACTTCCGCAAGCACGGCTTCGCCTTCCTCGGCATGAAGACCGTGACCACCGACGTGGTGCGGGAGAACAACCAGACCTATCGGCTGGGCTGGTCGGAACAGTGCAAGGACGGCTCCAAGATGGGCGCCGGCCTGCCGGAATACCTGTTGATCTTCCGCAAGCCGCAGACGGACCGTTCCGTTAGCTACGCCGATACGAGGGTGGTGAAGGCGAAGAAGTGGTTCGGTCAGACCGGCGACCTGGAGCCCGACGACGAGCTGACCTATTCCGACGATGGCGCGATCAACCTGAAGCCGGCCTCGGACTGGATCAACCCGGACGGCTATAGCCGTGCCCGCTGGCAGATCGACGCCCATGGCTATCTGCGATCGGCCGGGAACCGCTCGCTCAAGGCCGAAGACCTGCACAATGTGCCGGCCTCGACGATCTACAAGATGTGGAAGGGCTTCAACCTCTCCACCGTCTACGATTTCGAGTACCACGTCGCCATCGCCGAGGCGCTGGAGACGCGCGGGCGCCTGCCGCCGACCTTCATGCTGCTGCCGCCGCACTCGCCCGACCAGAACGTCTGGAGCGATGTGACGCGGATGCGGACGCTGAACGGGGCGCAGCATGCCAAGGGCAAGGAGATGCATCTCTGCCCGCTGCAGTTCGACATCGTCGATCGGGTCATCGCGCAGATGTCGATGCCGGGCGAGACCGTGTTCGATCCCTTCGGCGGGCTGATGACCGTGCCCTATCGCGCGATCCTGCAGGGGCGTTTCGGCCTCGGCGTCGAGCTGAACCCCGGCTATTTCATGGACGGCGCCTTCCACTGCGCCGCAGCGGAAGAGCGGGTCGCGATCCCGAGCCTGTTCGATCTCCTGGATGCCGAGAGCGCGACCGCTCCGGCGCTCGAAGCGGCGGAGTGAGGGGTGATCCGCTACCTCTCCATCTGCTCGGGGATCGAGGCGTTCTCTGTGGCGACGCAGGGACTCGGTTTCGCGCCGGCCGCTTTTAGCGAGATCGACAAGTTCGCATCGGCCGTGCTGGCGCAGCGCTTCGGTTCGAACATGCCGGACGAGCCTCTTTCCGGCAATGCGCCGCCCAACATCGGCGACTTCACGCGTCTTCTGGACGATGTGGATCTGCGGACCCGGCTTGGTCACGTCGACCTGCTGGTGGGCGGAACGCCCTGCCAAGCCTTCTCCTTCGCGGGCAAGCGGCTCTCGCTGGCCGATGCGCGCGGCAATCTCACTCTCGCCTTCGCGGTGCTCGCCCATGAACTTGCTCGATCTCATGGATGCCGGAACGCCCTCTGGGAAAATGTCCCCGGTGTCCTCTCTACACCCGACAACGCCTTCGGCTGTTTCCTGGGAGCGCTTGTCGGGGCAGATGCTCCCCTCGATCTCCCGGCCGGAATCGGACGGTGGCCGGACGAGGGTATGGTTGAGGGGCCAGGGGCACGGGCGGCTTGGCGGCTTCTCGACGCTCAATACTTCGGCCTGGCCCAACGACGCGAGCGTGTGTTCGTTGTCGTCGATCTTGGAGGGGGGCAGATCCCGCGGCGGTACTATTTGAGCCCCAAGGCCTGCGCGGGAATTCTCCGCCGCGCCGAGAAACGGGGCAAAAGCCTGCCCCCACAGTTGCGGGCGGCGCTCGAAGCCGTGGCGGCTACAGCCACGACGACGTGCCCCTCGTCGGAGAAGCCTATGGGGGGGGGTAATCGCTCCGGAGCCATCGACGTAGCCGCCACGCTGACCGCGAAGGGGCAGCGGATCGATTTCGAGGTCGAGACCTTCATCGCCGAGGTGGCCGGCACCTTGCCGGCCGGTGCGAATTCGACCGGTGGCGAGCGCCAGCCCGGCATGGGCGCTGAGACGGCCGCGACCTATCTCATCGCGCACACCCTGCGCGGAGAGGGCTTCGACGCGAGCGAGGATGGTACCGGTCGTGGCATCCCGCTCGTCCCGGTCGCCCTCCGGGGCCTCTCGGATTATGGCGACGGTCTGCCTTGCCTGCGCGCCGAGGGCGGCGACGCCGGTTGCGGCACCGAAGCGCTGATCGCCTTCTCCTCGAAGGATACCTCCGTCAACGCCAGCATCGGGATAGCGCCGACGCTCCAGGCCTCCGCCGGTCGAGGACATGGCGCAGGGCTCGCGATCGCTTTCGATCCGCGTCAATCGGACGTTCTCGTCTCCGGCGATCTGACCGGCCCGCTGGATACAGGCGTGCCCGGGCCTGCCATCGCATTCTCCTGCAAGGATCACGGCGCCGATGCGGCGGACGATGTCGCGCCGACCCTGCGCGCGATGGGGCATGGCGAGAGCCATCCGAATGCCGGCGGGCAGGTCGCTATCGCTCATGGCTGGGCTGTCCGGCGACTGATCGTCGATGAATGCGCGCGCCTGCAGGGTTTCCCTGATGGCTGGACCCGCATCCCGTGGCGCGGGAAGCCGGCTGAGCTCTGCCCCGACGGGCCGCAATACAAGTGCTATGGCAACTCCATGGCGGTGACCGTCATGCGTTGGCTCGCCGAGCGCATCCAGTTCTTCTCGGCCGAGCGCGCAGCATGACCGACGACCCGCATCAGCGCATCGCCGATATGGTCGAGGGCGCCTTCGCCGGCCCCGCAACCCCGTCTCGGCCTCGTCCTGCACCTGCGATCCCCGCCGCGGAGATCGAGGATGACGGCGACAGGCCGAGCGATCTCGGCGTCGAAAGCGTCGACATGGACATCGTCGAGGGCTGCGCGGCGCTCGACGCCTCCGATACCGACAATGCCGAGCGCTTCCTGCGCCATTTCGGCCGGGACTATGCCGTGATCGCGGCCGCCGGAGTCTCGGGCGGCGACCGCGTCGTCTGGGCCGGCACGCATTGGGACGTGCCGAACGGCCCAGCGTTGGCGCAGACGCTCGCTTCCCGCCTGGGCGGCCGGATCGCGCTCGAAACCGCCTATTTCGGCCATGCGCCGCAGGAGGCGCGCGCGATCAAGGCGGCAGAAGATTTGGGCGAGGATCCGGATGCCGAGCATCTGACCAAGCCGCAGAAGGCGCTGGTGAAGAAGGCCAACCGCGCCCGCGACGCGCTGGGCAAGCGGGTGGCGCGGCGGCTGAACCACGCGGTGACCTCGAAGAATGCCGGGCGCGTCGAATCGATGTTCGCCTTCGCCGATGCAAGGGCGCGACTGCCGCATACCAGCTTCAACCCCGACCGGATGAAGCTGGCGACGCCGAACGCGACCCTGTCCTTCGCCATGGTCGAGGACGAGGAGAGCGACCCCGCCGCGCCACTGAAGCGACCGAGCGTGATCGAGCATGGCGGGCATGATCCGATGGACCGGCTCACGGCCTTCATCCCGACGCTCTGGCAGGGGATCGATGCCAAGGCTGACAGGTGGCGCGCCTTCGTCGCCGAGATGCTGCCCGATGCCGACAAGCGCCGGACGGTGCAGATGTTCACCGGGCTCGGCCTTACCGGCGTGCCGCTGCAATATGTCATGTTCCACTTCGGCGCCGGCGCCAATGGCAAGTCGGTTTTTTTGGAGGTGGTGTTCCGCGTGATCGGCGAGGCGCTCGCCGTCGGCCTGCCACGAGAATCGATCGTGGGCCAGGGCGACAGGGGCGCGGGCTCCGCCTCGCCCGACATCATCCGCCTACTGTTCAAGCGCTTCGTCCGCATCCTCGAGGTGAAGGGCGACGCGCCGCTCCAGGACGACCTGGTCAAGCGCCTGACCGGCGGCGAAGGGATCACCGCCCGCGCCCTGTTCAAGGGCTATATCGAATTCCAGAACACGGCGAAGGCCCATATGTCGGGCAACAAAAAGCCGACGCTCGATGGCTCCGACTTCGGCATCGTGCGCCGCCTGCTGCTCGTCCATTGGGACCAGACGATCCCCGAGGAGCGGCGGCGCGAATTCGAGGATATCGTCGCCGAGTTCGTTCGGGAGGAGGCGCCGGGCATTCTATCCTGGCTGGTCGAGGGTGTGCTCGACTGGCTCGCCAATGGCGAGAGGCTGTTCATCGCGGACAGCGTCCGCAAGGACACCGGCAACTATGCCGACGCCAACGACCCGATCGGTGTGTTCCTGCGTCTGTGCGTGCGGGAGAAGCCGGGCGGGCGCGTCGGCGGCCAGCAGCTTTACGATGCCTATTGCAACTGGTCTCACGCCGAGGGTAAGACGCCGCGCTCGATGCGCAAGGTCGGCGACATCGCGTCGGACCGCTTCACGAAATCCGAGATCGGCGGCCGCAACTTCTATCTCGATATCGAGCTCTTCAACGTGCCCGACGCGCCCGACGACGCGCCCCGCAACCCCCATGGGAGAGCCCGTTATGGGGATTGATCCCCGCCAATGGCGGGGCTTGGCGGGGGTGAGGCGGGGTTTGATTTTGACCGCCGCCTCTGAATTATCAAACGATTTCAGCATGTTGCGCGGATATGGCGGGGATGGCGGGGGTTATCCGGGCGCGTATGGAGGGGAGAGGGGTTTCAGGGATGCGAATCCCGAAATTGCGATCTCTCGCCATGAGGGCGCGAACAATCCCCGCCATCCCCGCCAAATAATTGTCAAGCGGCTGAAAACATTCACGAAACACCGCCTCTCAGCACCGCCAAACCATCCCCTCAAACACCGCCAAACCCCCGCCAACCCCCGCCAATAGGCTTTCGAGGATCAGATCAGATGAAAGAACAGATCGATATCGAGCATCTGCTTGATTGGGCTTATCGGGTTCAGTGTGTTGATAAGCAGGTTTCTGTTTTGAAGCCTCGCGGTCCTTCATCTTCGGCCTCCGGCAGCCTGGGGCAGTATGCCGAGCTCGGAACCAAGGTCGACAACAGCGGGGCTGCTCTGAAGGCGCTCGGGATGAAGGTGGCTGACGACGCCATGATCGTTCATGACGCCGTGCTGTCGGCCGGCGAGATGTGGATCGAGTGGAAGCGCGATGACGAGGTCGAGATCTGGGACCGGGAGCGCGCGACGGCGGCGGGGCAGGAGATCGGCAAGCATGATGGCCAGTGGCTGCGCCGCCCGATCACGCCGAACGGGCGCGTCGCCGCCTTCGGCATCAGGCTGGAGCAGGCCGCGACCGTCGCGTTGCTGATCACCAACGCGAAGAACGCCACGGGGCCGGACTGGCATGAGGGCTGGTCGGCGCCTGAGGGGCGCGCGGCGAATGATAGCCTGCCCGTCGATCGGAGGGGGCGCCTGCGGAAGCGGACCGAGGCGGCGTCGGTCGAAGAGGTCATGCATGGCCGCGCCATCTACGCGGTCTGGCGCGCGGCGCTGGCGCTGGTCGCGATCGATCTGGCCGGGGCGCTGCGCCGTTACGATGTCATCGGCCCGGCTGCGCCGGAGCATCCGTGGCTCAAGGCGCCGAAGCGGGTGCTGGACAGCCTTCGTTGCCAAAACTCGAATGACGGTAACGCGCTGAAATTGCAGGCGAAAAAATAGTTCTTGACGTTTTTCGGGCTTGCGGCCTACCTTCAACACGCTAAATCAGCTTCAGAAACGCCTCGGCACCGCGCCGGGGCGTTTTGCGTTTCCGGGCTGCGTCGTGCCGGACGGTAGGTAGCGCGGGAGGCGGACATGTAATGCTCAAGGTCTCCTTCGATCTTTCGGAATTCGAGCGGCTCGCCAACCTCTTCCATGCGGCTGGCGAGCAGGCTCCGCATGCGGTCCGCCGCGGCCTGAACAAGGCCGGCGACAAAGCCCGCACGCAGATGAAGCGGGCCTTGACGAAGCAGACGGGATTGAAGGCGGGCGTCATCGCCCGCGCCCTGAAGACTAGGCGCGCCAGCTTCGGGTCGCTGTCCTACACCATCACGTCGCGCGGCGGGGATATCTCGCTGAAGCACTTCGGTGCACGTGAGACCCGCAAGGGCGTGAGCGCTGCACCACGCGGCCAGCGTGCGGTATTCGCAGGCACGTTCATCAAAGGCGGCCTGTTCCCTGATCGCAAGGCGCTCAAGATGGGCGGCCACGTCTTCGCCCGCACGGGCAGGGGCAGGTTGCCGATCGAAAAGCAGAAATCAGGCGTGTTCATCCCCGTCGAGATGGTGACGGGCGCCACAGCGGCCGGCTTCTACGAAGTCGCGAACCGTCACCTCGGTGACGATATCGCCCGCGAGCTGCTCGCCATCCTGACCGGCGCTGCACCCCGCGGCAGGTGACCGTCCGACCGGGCGGGGTCGCGGGTCCTTCCCGGTACCCCCACCCCTGCGGCTCTAAAGAGGCGCGGGATTTCTCTAGTCCGACCACTCGAAATCTGACCGAACACACCGAACATGGCCGAGTTGGACCCGAACACGCCTGACGCGGCTTGGGTCTCGATCAGCGAGCTCGCCCGCCTGAAGGGCTTGAGCAAGGCCGCGGTATCGGAGCGGGTGAAGGGTCTGGTCGACAAGGGCCAGCTCGCGACGAAGCCCGGCAAAGGCAAGGTCGTTCTGGTCAACCTTGCCGCTTTCGACCGTGCCATAGGCGAGACGACCGATCTCGCCAGGGCTGCCGGAGCCGAAACCAAGCGACTGACATCATCGTCGGCTCGCGACGATGCTGCGCCGATCTACACCGCCGAGCAGGCGCGCCACATGGCCTACAAGGCCGAGAGCGCTAGGCTCGACCTCGAGGAACGTCAGGGCAAGATCCTATCGGTCGCAGATGTGGCTGCTGCCATCGCGACGGCCGGCGACGCGATCGCCCGCGCTATCGAGCAGTTGCCGACCATGGCCGACGATGTCGCGGCTGCGGTGGCGCAGGCTGGCGCTTCCGGCGCCCGCACTGCCCTGAAGGCGAAAGCCCGCGATCTGCGCGATCTCGTCGCGAAGGAGCTGGCGCAGGCCTTGAACCTGAAATCGAACCCGAGCGAGGCGCCGGAGGATACCCCGGGCGACTGACGATGCAGCTTCCCGACGCTCTGACGATCGTCGTCGAGGCGCTGATCGCCGCCATCGCTCCGCCCGAGCAGATCGATCCTCCGACCTGGGCCGAGCGCGAGCTCGTCGTTCCGGACGGTCCGAAGAAGCTGGAGCTCTGGAGCCGCCAGCTCACGCCCTTCGTGGCGGAGCCGCTCTCGCACACCAGCATCGACAGCCCGGTCAACGAGTTCTGTGTGATGAAGTCGGCCCAGACCGGCTTCACCACTCTGATGATAGCCGGCATCGGGCACACCATCGACATCGAGCCCTGCGATCAGATGATCGTGCAGCCGACGGATGGAGCGCTGACGGACTTCAACTCGAAGAAGCTCCAGATCGCGATCGACAACTCCGACGCCCTGTCCGGGAAAGTGGCGCCGCAGACCGCGCGCTCCGGCAAGGCCTCCACAACCTACGAGAAGCGCTACGGCGCCTGCTCGTTGACGCTGGCGCTGGCGTCCTCGACTGCCGATCTGCGTTCCAAGTCGGTCCGCAAGGTCTGGCTGGACGAAATCGACGAGTATGCCGAGGACCTCGACGGCCAGGGCTCGCCCTTCGACATGATCGAGGCCCGGCAGGAGAGCTTCCTGGCCGATGGATCGTGGAAGCGGGTCTATGTCTCGACCCCGACGATCAAGGGCGGCTCGCATATCGAGCGCTACTGGGAGGGCTCGGACAAGCGCAAATGGTTCGTGAAATGCCCGCATTGCCGGGCTGAAGCCGGCGAACCGAGTGAGTTTGTCTTCGAGTTCGGCCCGAACTTCCGCTATGCGGACGAATGGCCCTACCGAGCCTATTACGTCGCGCCCTGCTGCGGCGCCGTCATCGAGGAGCATGAGAAGCGCGAACTGGTCCGCGCCGGCCGCTGGGTGGCGACCGAACCCGCACCTGGCAGGATGCCGGGCTATCACTTCAACGCGATGGCGTCGCCTTTCGTGCCATGGTCCAAGATTGCCGAGCGCGCGGTCAAGGCCGGCAGCGATATCGCCAAGCAGAAGACCTTCTACAACCTGACTCTCGGCCTGCCTTTCGAGATGAAAGGCGATGCGCCGGACCATGTCCGGCTCTTCGAGCGCCGCGAGGACGGGCTGCCGCGCTATCGCGTGCCGCCCGCTGGCCTGCTGCTCACCGGCGCTGCCGACGTGCAGATGCGTGGTATCTGGTACGAGATCCTGGCGGTGGCGCCCAACGGCGAAAGCTGGGTGGTCGACGCCGGCTATTGCGATGGCGATACCTCATCGCCAGACGGCGAGGCCTTCGCCTTGCTGCGTAAGGCGACGATCGGGCGCGAGTTCGCCGATGCCTTCGGCGGCAAGCGCTCGCTCGACGCGCTCGGCATCGATTCCGGCTACCGCTCGCATGTTGTCTATGCCTGGGTTCGGCAGAACCAGCGTCTGCATCCGGACACCGGCAAGGATGTCGTGCTGGCGCTCGACGGCCGCGATGGCTGGAGCATGCCGGCGATCGGCACGCCGAAGCTCGTGGACATCGACCTCGGTGGCCACAGGATCAAGCAGGGCTGCAAGCTCTGGCCGGTCGGAACCTGGTCTCTGAAGGGCTCGATCTATGACGATCTCCGCAAGGAAGGTCTGAAATCTGGCGCGCTGCGCGATCCGGATGGCTACTGCCACTTCGGCACCTGGCTCGACATGGCCTATTTCGAGCAGCTTACGGCGGAGTATCTCGCCGACGAAAAGTTCAGGGGGCGTTCCCGCAAGATCTGGAAGGTCAGGCGGGACAACCACCTGCTCGATTGCCGGGTCTACAACAAGGCTTTGGCCGAGTATCTCGGCCTCTCGACCTCGACCGCCGATGAATGGGCTGCGCTCGCGCGCCATCGCGGCTTGCCGCCCGAGGTGATGAAGCGGGATCTGTTCTCGCCGTCGGAAGAAACACCGCAACCCTCGCCGCTGCCTCAAGCCGATCCTGTTCCCGAGCATCGGGACTGGATTGGTCGGCGTGGCCGCAACTGGCTTCGCTGATCATGGCTTGGACCCTCACCGACCTCGACCGGCTCAAGGCGGCCATTGCCTCGGGGACGAAGAGGGTTGAGTTCGGCGACGGCCAAACCCGCTCCGTCAAGGAGTATCAGTCGATCGACGCGATGCTGCGAGCGAAGGCCGAGATCGAGGCCGAGCTGTTCGGGACGGGAAACCTGTCATCCCGCCGCACCGTGGCTGGCTACAATTCGGGGCTCTGAGATGGGGCGCAATCTCCTCGACAGGGCGATCGAGACCATCTCGCCGGCAACGGGAGCTCGTCGCGCCGAAGCCAGGCTCCGCTTGTCGGCGCTTCGGCAGGCGCAGGCCATGTATGACGGCGCCTCGCGCGGTCACCGCACGCAGGGCCGGAAGATCGGCTCCACCTCGGCCGATGGCGAGACGCGCATGTCTCTCCGTCGGCTTCGCGATGTGTCGCGCGACATGGAGCGGAACAATGCCTATGCGCAGCGCGGCTTGACCGTCATCCCGACCAATGTCGTCGGCACAGGCATCGTTCCGTCCGTCAAGGACGCGTCGAGCGATCTGGTCAAGCGCAAGATCGAAGCTCTGATCCGGAGCCATCTCGACACGGCCGCGATCGACTATGACGGTCGCCAGAACTATGCCGGGCTGCAGTTCACCGCCGTCCGGGCGCTTGCCCGGGATGGCGAGGTACTCGCTGTTCGGTACCGGCCGAAAGCCAGCCTGAACCTCCCTGTCCCGCTGCAGGTTCGGCTTCTGGAGGCTGACTATATCGACGACATCAAGGATGGAACCGACGGCCAGTTCACCGATGTCCAGGGCATTCGGTACGACGCCGGAGGCCGCCGGGTCGGATACTGGCTGTTCGAAGAGCATCCCGGCAACGCCTTTCGCAATGGGCGGAAGACAGAGTCGAAACTGGTCCCTGCTGAGGACGTAGCGCATCTTTACCGGATCGACCGACCGGGGCAGTCGCGTGGTGTTCCATGGCTAGCGCCTGGCATCATGACGCTCTGGGACATGAAGGACTACGAAGAGGCCGAGCTCATCCGCCAGAAGGTGGCGGCCTGCTTCGCCGGCTTCGAGACCAGTGCAAACGCCGGGCAGACGTTGGCGGGCGCGGCGACCACGAAGGTCGGAACGCCTGTCGACATCCTCGAACCCGGCATGATCCATCGCATGCCTCCTGGCAGCGAGATTACCTTCGCGACGCCGCCGCAGGTGACAGGCTATCCGGACTACATCCGGATGAATCTGCGCAAGGTCGCGTCAGCACTCGGCGTACCGTTCAACGAGATCGCGTCCGACGATAGCCAGGAGAACTTCGCTTCGTCACGGCGAGGCTATCTCGTCTTCCAACGCCTCATCGAGGTCTGGCGCTGGCAGTCCGTCATCCCGCAATTCTGCGATCGGATCGGGCGCTGGTTCCTCGATGCGGCGACGATACCTCTCGGTGGACCGCCGCGCGCCACGCTCGATCACACGCCGCCGCGGCGTGAGCTGATCAGCCCGAAGGAAGAGGTCCCGATGATGCGGGACATGATCCGCTCGGGTCTGATGTCGCGCACGGAAACTCTGAGATCACTCGGCTACGACCCGGAAGCGGTTGACGCCGAGTTCGTCGAGGAAAACCGCCGCGCGGATCGGGACGGCAACAGTTTCGATTCTGACGGTCGCCGGCCGGTGACGGGTCCGTTACCCGACAAGGACACTCAGCAATGACCGCGCTTGATCGCCTCTATGTTGACGGCGAGATCCTGCTCTATGGCGACGTTGGAGATCCGTGGGGGTGGGGCGATGGCTTCACCCCTTCCGATGTCGCCCAGGCTCTCGCTATGCACGGCGATGATGACATCGTCGTCAGGGTGAACTCCGGCGGCGGCATCGCCTTCGACGGTGTCGCGATTTACTCGCTGCTCAGGGCGCACGCTCTGACTGGCGGGAAGGTCGCCATCGTGATCGACGGCATCGCAGCTTCGGCTGCCTCGCTCATTGCCATGGCTGGCGACAGCATCGAGATGCGCGCCGGCGCGATGATGATGATCCACGACGCTTCAGGGATCACCTGGGGCACCGCCGAGGATCACGAGAAGTCGCGCGCCATGCTCGACAAGCTCTCGGCACAGTATGCCCGCGTCTACTCCGACCGCTCCGGCCGCCCGGAGGGCGAGGTCCGCGACCTGATGTTGGCCGAGACGTGGTTCACGGCCGAGGAGGCCGTCGAAGCCAAGCTGGCGACCGCCGTCCTTTCCGACGCGGCCTTGTCGACCGCCTCCTTCGATTACCGCGTCTACGCGCACGCCCCGGATGGGCTGCCGCGCCGCGTCAAGCCCACTTCCCCCGCGGCGACCGCCGCTCAACCCAAGGAGCCGAACATGAGCGTTCGCCCCGATCCGGCGGCCCCCGCAAAGGACGTCGATCACAAGGACAATCTGCAGAACAAGGACGTGCAGCCGGCCGCGAAGGCCTGGACGGCGAGCTTCTACAAGGCCGCCGAGAAGTCCGGTCTCGAGATCGCGGCCCTCAACGGGATCGTCGAGGAGTGCGACAGCCTGGCCGACGCGCAGGCCAAGCTGATCGATGCGATGGCCGATGCCGGCAACCGCAACAAGCCGAAGTCCGGACCGCGAACCGAGGTCGTCGCGGACGCTCGCGACCGGTTCAACGAGGGTGCCGAGAAGGCTGTCCTCGCTCGCATCGGCCACACCGACGGCGAGCGCAACGAGTTCTCCTCGATGACGATGCGCGAACTCGCCCGCGCTTCGATCGAGATGCGCGGTGATCGCTTCAACGGCCGCAGCGTCGAGGCCCTGATGCGACAGGCCTTCGCTGCCGCCGGCGGTCACTCGACCTCCGACTTCGTCAACATTCTCGCCAACGTCGCCAACAAGTCGATGCTGAAGGGCTTCGAGGAGGCGGAAGAGACGTTCGAGGCCTGGACCGGCAAGGGCACTTTGCCCGATTTCAAGCCTCAGCGCCGCGTCGACCTCAACCTGTTTTCCTCGCTGAAGCAGGTCCAGGAGGGCGCCGAGTACGAGCAGGGGACGATCGGCGACCGTGGCGAAACCGTCCAACTGGCGAAGTATGGCCGCACCTTCCACATCACCTGGGAGGCGATGATCAACGACGACATGGATGTGCTCAGCAAGATCCCGAGCCGCATGGGCCGGGCGGCGAAGCGCACCATCGGCGACCTGGTCTATGCGATCCTGACCAGCAACCCGAACATGTCCGACGGAACTGCCCTGTTCCACGCCACCCATGGCAACCTCGCGACCGGCGGCGGCTCGGCACTGTCCGAAAGCTCCCTCGACACCGGCCGCGTTGCGATGGCGAAGCAGAAGGACCCGGATTCGAAGGCTTCCGGCGGTCTGAACATCCGCCCGAAGTACCTCATCGTGCCGGTCGCTCTTGAGGGCACCGCTCGGCTGCTGATGAATTCGCGGACCGCGATCGCGCAGTCGAACCCGGCCGTTGCCTCGAAGGTGACGGGTCTCGCCGAGGTGGTTTCCGACGCTCGCCTGGATACGGCTTCGGCGACCGCCTGGTATCTGTCCTCTGCGCCGCAGGCCCACGACACCATCGAGGTCGACTATCTCGACGGCCAGGAGCAGCCCGAAATGTTCGAGGACGAGAGCTTCAACATCGATGGCGTGTCCTACAAGGTTCGCCTCTGCGCGGGCGTCAAGGCCCTCGATTTCCGCCCCCTCTACAAGGGCGTTGGCGCTTAAGGCGCGGCCCGTCGCGGCTTCTCGTCGACCCCGCCGCCCAGCGGCGGGGTTTGGAGAGGCCGTTTCCATTCCCTTATTTGGAGAGCCATGATGGCGACGAACAAGGTCAACGACGGCAAGGCCGTCCCTCTGATCGCTCCGGCGGGTGGTGTCGTTTCCGGCACCGCCTACAAGATCGGCGATCTCTTCGGTGTTGCGACGGTTAGCGCAGCGGCTGGCGCGGAGTTCGCGCTCGACACGTCGGGCGTTTACTCGCTGCCCAAGGCGGCGACGATCACCCCGGGGCCCGCTGTGAAGCTGTACTGGGACGACGCCGCCAAGAACATCACGACGACTTCGGCGAGCAATACCCTGGTCGGCGTCCACGCCGCCAAGGTTGCGGCCGGTGCTTCGGACGCAACGCTCCCGGTGCGGCTCGGTATCGTGGCCTAACCGCGATGCCGAGCTCCTTTGCCGAAGACGCCGCGATGGTCTCAGACACGATCGCCGGCGTCTTCGGCGAAGATTTGCGTCTGGAGGCGCGTTCTGCGGCCGATCCCAACGGGCGCCAGGCCGCTGACGCGACCCGGCCGCCCTTCACGATGACGGGCGTGTTCAGCACGCCGTCGACGACCGCCAAGGCGCCCGGTCGCGGTATCAGCAACACCAATTTTCACGACATGGTGCGGCAGTATCCGAGCGCGGTGCTCCATGGCGCCATGCCGTGGCGCCCGAGCAAGGGCGATCGTCTCGTGCGGATCGACAGCGGCCGATCGTATGAGATCGTCGAGGTCCATAACCTGCCGCAGGGTCTCACCCGCCTGGAGCTCGTTGCATGAGCGCTGCCGCCCGCCTTGGCCTCCGGCTCGCGGCCGTGCAGTTGCTGCGCGACGATCCGGTGCTGGCTGCGGCGACGGGTGGCCAGGTGCTCGACAGCCGATCGGGCGCCACCGAGCCGGCCGATCTGCCGATCGTGCTGGTGCATACCGAATCGACGGAAGGAAAGGCCTGGAGCGCCAATAATGGCGGCCCGCCCTTCTCTCTGACCTGCGATATCGTCTTCGAGATCACGCATGTCGCGTCGATCGAGAACGACGATGGCGAGACGCTCCTGTTCCGGCCGGTCACCACGGCAGAGCTGGAGGCGGCGCTCGACATCGTCGAGTGGCGTATCCCGATCGCGCTGGCATTCTCGGACTCTCCGCTCGGGATCGCCTGCCGGCGTTTCGTGCTCAAGCGCATCACCGATTATCAGTGCGAGCGCTTCGAGGATGACGAGGGCGTGCGGCGCGCCTCGCGGCTGCTGCGTCTGAGCTGCGAGCTCGTCGAGGACGAGCATGACGATCCGGCCGATCCACTTCCGACCGGCCCCTATGCCTCCCTGCCGGAGCCGCTGCGCTCGCTGGCGCCCCTGCTGCCTGCCGGTTCCGCCGGCCGCAACGTGATCGACCAGGTCGCGGCCGCGATTGCGGCGCCGGCCGCGGAGCTGTTCCTCGAAGGCGTTGACATGACCGTCCGGCCCGGCCCGAAGCCGCGACCCGACCCGACAGACGGCGCCGAATACGGCGCGCGTGCCGATCTCGAAGATTAGAGGCCCGTCATGGACACCTTCTTCATCCGCCCGGCCTGCCCGGGCGCGGACATCCGCGACCCCGAGAACGGCGATCGCCTGCCCGACGAAGGGCAGGACAAGCCGCGCACGCCCTACTGGATCGCCTTGGAGATCAGGGGCGACATCGTCGTCGGCCCGCCGCCGAAGGCGAAAGCCGAGAAATCCGCCTGATCCCGCCACCTCATCGAACGGAGCATCGACGCCATGGTCGTCGCCTTCAACGCCATTCCCGGCGGCCTGCGCGTGCCGCTCTTCTATGCCGAATTCAACTCGGCCGGCTCGCCCTTCGCCGGCTATTCGCGCCAGGTGCTCGTCGGCCACAAGCTGGCGGGCGGCATCGCGGCGTCTGGCATGCTGATCAATATCGGCGGCAGCGATCCGCGCCTCCTGTTCGGCAACGGCTCCATGCTCTGCGACATGGCGCTCTACGCCCGCGAGATGGATCCGGTCGGCGAGCTCTATGCGCTGGTCGTCGCCGAGCCCGGTGCCGCGGCGGCTGCGACCGGCACCGTCGTCTTCTCCGGAACAGCGACCAGCTCCGGCACGCTGGCGCGCTGGGTCGCCGGCGAGCTGGTCACTATCCCTTATGCCGTTGGCGATACCGCCGCGGCGCTGGCCGCCCGCTTCGCCGCCGCCGTCAATGCTGGCTACGTCAAGTTCAACAAGGCCGTGCTCTTCCCGGTCACGACCTCGGTGGCGACCGGTACGGTGACGCTTACCGCCCGCCATGGCGGCACGATCGGCAACGCGATCCGGATCGATGCCGATCTGGAGACCGGCTATTCCGACCCGGCAGGCATCACCATCACGGCCGCGGCGGCGCTGACGGGCGGCACCGGCGATGTCGACTTCGCGGCGGCGCTGGCGCTCCTCGGATCGGCTCCTGCCGAGTGGATCGCCGGACCTTTCGCAACCACGACACAACTCAACGCCGTCCGTTCCTTCCTGGCGGATACCGGCTCCGGCCGCTGGGCGCCGCTGCAGCAGCTCCATGGTCATTATACGACCGTGAAGGACGACACGCTGGCGAACCTGACCAGCTTCGGCAACGGCCGCAATGACCGGCACGCGACCATCGTCGGCGTCCGCAATGCGCCGCACCCGCCCTGGTGCTGGGCTGCTGCCGTCAACGGCGCGCTCGGCTTCTCCAAGAACCTCGGCCGGCCGCTTTCGGAAGCCGTCGAGATCGCCCGGCCGCTGCAGACGATCGTGCTCAGCGGCCTGCGCGGCCCGAAGGCCGAGACCGATCGCTGGTCGGTCCCGGATCGCCAGAGCCTCTACACCAACGGAATCGGCGCCTGCTATGTCCGCGGCGACGGCCAGGTCGCGCTCGACCGTCTCGTCACCACCGAGCAGACCAACGCGTTCGGCCAGCCGGACGCGACCTTCCTCGATGTCGAGACGCTGGCGCAGTCGGCCTATGTCGGCCGCTATATGCGCAACGTGGTCGAGACGACCTTCCCGCGCCATGTGCTGAAGGACGAGAACCCGCGCAAGCTCCAGGGCGTGGTGACGCCGAAGGACGCCCGCGACGTGATCATCCACGCCTATGCGCAGCTCTGCGACGAGGCCGGCATCTGCGAGGGCAAGGACCGCTTCGCCAAGGATGTCATCGTCGAGCGCTCCAGCGACCCGAACCGGCTCAACGCCTATCTGCCGGTCGATACCGCGAACCAGCTCCGCGTCTTCGCCGCCAATATCGCGGTCTCGACGCAGATCGCGGCCTAACCTTCAGCCAACGCAGGGAGTTCACACATGGACCGCAAGGGTGGCCGCGTCTCGATCCAGATCAGCGGCCGCAATTTCACGGCGAGGTCGAGCGTCTCGATCTCGCCGGCGACGATCGAGCGCACGAATGGCGCCAACCGCGATGGCACCGGCTATTCGACCATCGCGACCAAACTGGCGAGCGCCGAGATCAGCTTCGATCGCGGCGAACGCAGCGGCATCGTCTTCAACGACGCTATGCTGCTCGAGGACATCAACGTCACGATCTACGAGGAGGATGCGCGCATCACGCATTTCTTCACGGGCGCGGCCTGGGGTGGCACGCCCTCGATCGATACCGAGAGCGGCGAGATCAGCGGCCTCAAGATCGAGACCGATCGCAATAACTACTCGTTCCGGACGGAGTGATCTGTCCGGTCAGCCCATGAAGGCGATGGCGATTGCCCTCTTCTCTTCCTTGATCTGAAACTGCAGCTTTTCCACTTCAGCTTCCATTGCGAACAGTCGTTCAATCGACTGTATCGTTCTAGAGCCTTGGAAGAGATGCACCAGATCTTCTATCGCTGATTTCGATGATGGGTCTAGTTCGGTTATGTCACCGACAAGCAAGGACATTCGGTGTTTACACTGATATCCGTTCTTTCCCGCTTCGCAGTCGCAAGAAAAACGAATGCCATCATTCGTCCGGTATGCCTGAAGTTTATATACTCTATCGCGGCTGCTGGACCTTACGACGAATTTTAGACGCGACATAGTCTCACCCCTTAGCCTGCGAGCAGCATGCCGGTGGTGACCAACAGAGTCTAGAAGCGAGCTATCGACATGACCAAGACAATCAAGGTTGACCTGCTGGAGCCGGCCGAAACCCATTCTGGCTTGGTCAGCGTCATCGAGTTTCGCGAGCCGCTGGCGCGCGATTTGATGGCGCTGGGCAAGCCTACGCAGGTTGGCTCCGGCCCCGACGGCTTCTTCGCTTTCGAGCGCGATGATGTCATCCAGGCCTATCTCGATAGGCTCGTGCTGCCGCCGATGGACCCGGTAGCTCTCGGTTCGCTCTCGCTCGTCAACGGCCTCGCCTGTCGGGAGGCAATCCTGCGTTTTTTCGGGGCGGCGCAGGAGCGCATCTGGAGCGCGCCTGCGAAGTCCTCGTCGCAGACCTCGGCTGGGTAGATGCTGCCGGCTGTGGCGGCCTCTCTCTCTCGGAAATCGATTTCTGGATCGATATAGCCGTGAAGCGCAGGCGACGGACTTCTGTCTAAGGGCGCTATGCCTGCGGGCCTCTGATCCGGCCGCTGATCTCCATTAGTCCAAAGATGACGATGGTCAGCAGCAGGTTGGTGACCATCATTGCGGCGGGGGAGAAGGCTACGACCAAAGCCAGCGCGGCGAGGCCGATTATCGCTTTCGCAAAGGTTTGCATGAGGCCTCTCCGTCGATTTGCCGAGGAATGGTAATGGCCAGAACTATCGAAGCAAAGGCCATTATTTCGGCCGAGGACCATGCTTCTAAGACCTTCGCTGCGATGGCCAAGCGCGTCGCCGAAATCAGCAAGGCGCAGAGCGCCTTCGCCAAGAGTGGCGGCGCCGAGTTTTTGCGCATGCAGAAGACGGTTGCGGATCTGGACGGGAAGCTCGCCAAGATCCAGGGTTTCAGGCGACTGTCCCGTGAACTGGATGCTGCTTCGCTCTCTCATCGTCGCGCGCAACAGGAAGCCGGCAAGCTCAAGCAGGCTCTGGACGCCGCCGGCGGTTCCGGCGGAAAGGTGGCTCGCGACTTCGAACGCGCGCAGCGCGGCGCGGAGCGGGCTGCGCAGGCATTCCGCGCGCAGGGTCAAGCCGCGCGGGAGGCCCGCCAAGGCTTGGAGGCCGCTGGCATTCCGATCAATCGCCTTGCCCAGATGGAGCGGCAACTCAAGCAGCAGATCGATGCGGCGACCGAGGCGTTGAAGCGGCAATCTCAGGCTGTGAAAAATGCGCAGCCATGGGGCGCGCCGCCGAAGTCCGGATCAGGCGTGCCGATCATCCCGCGCGTTCCGGCTGGCCAGACCGGCAAGACGGTTGTCCCGCCCGCGCCGATTGTGTCTCCCTCTCCGTCAGTCACAGCCCATCGCCAGAAAGTCGAGCTGCCGATCGCCGAGGTTGGCGGTGCGATGGGTGTGGTGCAGGCGGTCAAGGACACGGTCACCGCAGGTGCCGATGTCGATACCGAACGGTCGCAGGCGCGGCAGGCTGGTTGGACCGAGGCGGATATCGCCAAGGCCGAAAAGCGAGCCAACGAGCTTGCGGCAAGATTTGGTATGGCCCCTGGCGCTGCCTTCAACATGGTGCGGGAGGCGCGGCCCACCTTCGGAGGCGATCTCGACACGACCTTGGGGAATGTCGCCCCCTTCTTCGGGGTCGCGACGGCCATGCGTCAGAAATCGCCACATGCAGGCCCCGAGGAGATCAACAAGTCCATCAACGACATGGTCAAGGCCGGCGAGATCCTTGGTTATTCCAACGATCCGGCGCAGCTCGTCAGATATGCGGATCTGATGACGCGAATGGCGCAGGTTTTCGGGTCGCAGCTTCGCGGCGAAGAGGTGTTGAACCTTGCGAAGCGGTCGAAGACGGCCGGTTCGGACGTTTCTTTCGACTTCCTGCAGGATGTCCTACCGACATTCCTGCCCGAGCTCGGTGGTGACGCAACCGGCGTTGCCCTCATGACGCTTCGCCAGTCCCTTGTCGGCGGCAAGATGAAGAAGCGCGCCGCGGAGAACCTGGAGCGGCTCGGCCTGATCAATCAGAAGGATATGATCAAGACGCTCGACGACGATGTCGTTGGTGTGCAACCGAGCGCGGTGAAGGGCGCCGAGATTGTCCGTCGCAACCCCCTGAAGTGGGCACAGGAAGTCTTGATCCCGGCCATGGACGCGAAGGGCGTCGCGCCGGAGGACCGATCGGCGATAATTTCGACCTTATTCTCGGATCGAAATGCCGAGCACATGGTCAACCTGCTTGTCACTCAGGCGAACCGGATCGGTAAGGACAAGAAGCTCGTCGACCAAGCGCTCGGCATCGAGGGCGTGCAGCAAGCGCTGAAGGATGATCCGTATCTCGTCGCCAAGCGGGTCGGCGGGGCGGCTTCAAATGTCGGCGCGGCTCTGTCTGACCCGTTCATCGGCGCCTTGAAGGCGGCGGCTGACGCGGCAGCCAACAGCTTGAACACGTTGGCGGAGACGGCTCGTAAAGATCCCTCGTCGACGGCGGCTGGTGCAACGGGAGGGGCGGCTGCGGGCGGGCTTCTGGGTTTGCTGTCGTCGTCTGGCTCAGGGGCTTTTTGGCGACTTCTGGCAGGCGGTGTCGGCGCTGGCGCCGGAGGTATCGCCGGAGGCGTGATGCTGCCTTGGGCTGTCGGCAACTTTCTCGAAAGTCTGAAGGCGCAGGGTCCCGAGGGGCAGAAGCAGTTCTTCGGCAGTGCCTTTCCGGGCTTCGCGGGGGAAATCGACAAGAGCTTCCAGGCTCAGAAGGATGGCCGCCGCGATCCGGAGGCATTCCGTGGCCGGGCGATGATGGGAATCGGCAGGGGCATTACGCCCGGGCCGCCCGACATGTCCTTCCTGAAGGACCTTGAGGCTGTTGTGAAGCAGCCGGTTCCCGTCGACGTGACCGGCAAGCTCGATCCGGTCCAGTTGCAGGGGCAGGCGACCGTCGACGTTCGCGTCAAGGTCGAGGGTCCCGGCCAGATCGGCGGCATGTCGACCACGTCGAGCGGTCATATCAAGGCCGAGGGGACTGCCCTGGTCGGTACGCCCGGAGGGCCGTGATGCGCGATCCGCGACCGCTGTTGAAGGCCTCCTTCAAGGGGCTGGAATTCGAGGTCGAGAAGGAATCTGCCGAGGCCGGGCGCTATGTGCCCGTGCATGAATATGTGCGCTCGGAGGATTTCGACACCGAGGATACCGGCCGCAAGGCGCCGACGGTCAGCATCACGGCCTATCTCGCCTCCGATCTCGTCGATGCGGAGGCGTCGGCCCTGTTCTCGGTCTGCGCCGCCCCCGGCGCCGGCCTGCTGCTCGTCCCCGGCATACCGGCCGGTTCCTATCGCTGCTGCAAGGTCAAGCGCTCCAGCGAGAAGGACCGGCAGGGGCTCGTCGCCTTCGACCTCGACTTCGTCGCGGCCGGCGGCGGCGGCGACTTCGTCTCGACCCTGTTCGACCTCTCGACGGCGGCAGCCGCGACCGCTCTCTCCGCTCTCGTTCGTCCCGCACTCGAGGCCTTGCGCCGATGACAGATCGCTACCAGCTCGCAGCGCTTTCCGGAGCGGTGCCGCTTTTCGTGGCGGCGCTCGCCCCGGTCGCTCTGGTCGCCGAGGATGCTTCCGACCGTCTCGCGAGGCTGACGGCCAGTGTGGCGGCGACGCCGGATCCTCTCGATCAGGTCGCTGTCATCGTCGGGGGCATCCGCGATATCGGCGCGTCCGGCGCCAGCTCCTTCGCCGACTGGATCGCGGTCGCCACAGTGATCGCCGCCATTCCGGCCCCGACGCTGTCTCCGGCCCTGACGCGGGCGCAGGACCTCGCGCTCGCCGCCTCGCGCCTCGTCGTCGCGGCATGCTGGCAGGAGGCCGCAGTCGCCGCCGTGACCGATCCGCCGGCCTTCCGGGACGATGTCGAGACGATGCGGGCCACGCTCGTGTCGGGCATCGAGTCCGTGCTCGACGGCCTCGCCGTCATGGGCGCGATCGACGCCCATGCGGCTGTCGCGCAGACGGTCGACCTCGCCATCGCCGGCCTCGACGATCTCGCGCTGACGGTGGCGCCGCTCGCGCAGGTCCGCACCGGCCGGAGCCTGCCGGCGCCCGTCCTCGCTTGGACCCTCTATGGCGATGTCGAGCGATGCGAGGACCTGGTCGCTCGCGCCGCGACGCTGACGCCCTTGTTCATGCCGACCGATCTGACGGTGCCGGCCCCGATGGCGATATAGAGCCATGACGATCTCGGAAGATGTCTCGCTGACCGTCGACGGCCTGCGCCTGCGCGGCTTTCAGGAGGTCAACGTCACGCGCTCGATGAAGGAGGCGACGATCTCCTACGGCCTGCGCGTCACCAACCCGGCCTGGTCGTCGGATGCCTTCGCGGTGCGCTTCGCCCGCGAGGTCGAGCTGGCGACGGGCACGGAGTTGATGTGCCGCGGCACCGTCGACGAGTATGAGAGCGAGTGCGAGGAGGAGAAGCGCGAGGTCAGGATCTCCGGCAAGTCGAAGGGCGCGCTCGCCGCCAGGCACCCGCCGGTGAAGCACAAGACCGGACGCATCGAGAACAAGGACCTGCTCGCCGTCGCGAAGGAGTTCACTGAAACCGGGGTCGAGTGGCGCAGCGACGTGAAGCTGCCGCCGATACCCCTGGTGCAGCGCCATCCGCTCGATAGCGTCTTCGCCACGGTGGAGCGCTATGCCCGCTCGCTCGGCGTCATGCTGGTCGGCCAGCCGGACGGCGCCATCCTGATCACGCGCGGCAGCGATAAGCGCCATGGCGGCGAGCTCGCCGAGGGTGTGCGGCCGATGACCAGCTTCAAGGTCAAGGTCAGCCAGAAGAACAAGGCCTCGCCCACCCTCGTGCGCAATCAGCGCCGGGTGGGCGTCGCGGCCAGCGACCTGCGCGACGAGCAGACGATCTACGATCCAAGCGACGGCCGCTTCCGGCCGGCGATCATCTATGGCGAGACCGATCAGGACAAGCAGTCGGCCAAGAACCGCGGTGAGTGGCAGCGGCTGCGCATGGGCGCCTTCGGCGGCCTCTCGGCCACGATCGGCGTTGCCGGCTGGCGCGATTCCGACGGGCTTCTCTGGGAGCCGGGGCGGCTCGTTTTCCTGCGCATTCCGAGCGAGCGCATAGAGCAGGACATGCGGATCGAGAGCGTCACCTTCACGCAGAACCTGAAGGACGGCACCACGGCCGAGCTGACGCTGGTTGACCCGAACACCACGGGCGCCAAGAGTAAGAGTGGCGCGGCCGGGGGCAAGCGCAACAAGAGCGATCCGGGCTACGGCGTCGCCGATCCGAACTTCTTCGGCCAGGACACGGCCTTCGGCGGGGAGGCCTGGTGATGGACCTCTTCCGTTTCGAGGTTACGGGCACTGGCGACGACGGCGACCAGCAAACGCTGTCCGGTCGCGGCCTGCCCGGCGAGGAGTTCGTCAAGGTCGCGAGGCTGATGCCGCACGGCCTCGCCAGCCACGCGCCGAAAGGCTCCCACGGTCTCGGCGTCGCAGTGAACGGCCGGCGCGACGAGGTCGTCGTGCTCGGACTCGAGCAGGCTTCGGCACGCCAGCGCAACCTGCCGGAGGGCGGGACCGCGATCTACGACGCCGGCGGCAATGTCCTGAAGTTTGTCGGCTCGCGCGCTGATCTCGATACGGGCTCGCGGCCCTTCACCATCAAGACCGGTCTCTTCACGGTCGAGGCGAGCGAGGTCGTGCTGAAATGCGGCGACATGGTCATTCGCCTGCGCCCGTCCCGCATCGATCTCGGCGCCATGACGGCGCCGAACCGCGTCGCGACCGACGCCGGCTATTCCAGCAAGGTCTACGCGGTCATCTGACATGATCACCATCACGCTGCCGCAGCGGACGACGCCGAAAGGCCTCGCGCCGCCCGATATCGCATGGACCGGGACCTCGGGCGATTTCGTCGCCGATCCGGTCTTCGGCCTCGTCGCGGACAATCCGATCCGCTCGGCCGTGATCATGCTGCTTTTCACCAACTGCGCCTGCGAGCCCGCGCAACTGCGCTTCGAGCATGGCGGCGACCGGCGGGGCTGGGCAGGTGACAGCTTCGGCATCGATCCGCGCCGCGGCGAGCAGCCGCTCGGCTCGACGCTCTGGCTGCTGCGCCGCTCGAAACTGGACGCGAAGATCGCACGCCAGGCCGAGATCGAGGCGGAGCGGGCGCTGCAGCCGCTGGTTGCGCAGAAGGTCGCGGCTTCCGTGACGGCGCTCGGCGCCATTGCCGGGCGCGGCGAGCGTCTCGACCTCGCGATCACGCTCAACGCCCGGGATGGCCGTCCGGTCTATTCCGACCGCTTCGACGTTCTCTGGAAGGCTCAAGCCTAATGGCGCTCCCCACCGACACCGTCGAAACCTGGCACGCCCGCTGCAAGGGCTATTTCCGCGGCATCGTCGGCGCTGTGGTCGACCTTTGGCCCAATACCTATGCGGTGGTGGCCAAGGTCATGGCGCTGCTGGCGCGCGCGGTCGACCTGCGGCTCGCGGCGCTGTACCGGCAGATCTTCGCGTCCACGGCCAATGCGACCTGGCTGCGCCGCCACGCCTTCGAATACGGCATCGCAAGCCTGGCCGCGGGCCGGGCCGGCGGCTCGGTCGTGGTGACGGCGCTCGGTTCGGGCACGTTCCCGGCCGGGCTCGCCTTCCAGCGCGGCGACGGGGCGCTGTTCCTGACGGTCGCCTCGGCGATTGCGACGCCCGGCGCTGTAACGCTGACGGTGCAGGCAGACCAGGCCGGCCTCGCCGGCAATACCGATGACGGGGCGGTGCTGACCCTGATCTCGCAGACGCCCGTCGCGATCGCGAGCGGGACCGGCACCGTATCCGGCGGCCTCGGCGGCGGCACGGCGACTGAGGATGTCGAGGAACTGCGGCAGCGCGTGCTCCAGCGCAAGCGCAACCCGCCGCAGGGCGGGTCGGCGAGCGACTGGGAGCGCTGGGCCAAGGAGGTTCCCGGCGTCGACCGCGTCTTCATCGATTCCTTCTCCAACACAGACCGGCGCGTCTGGCTGGCCGTGACCTTCGCCGACCGCGTCAACGGCATCCCGAATGCCGGCGACATCGCGGCCGTGCAGGCTCATCTCGACGATCCGAATCTGCGACCTGTGACAGCCCGCGTCTCGGTCGTCGCTCCGACGGCCGTTGTGGTGAACATCGCCGCCTCCGGCGTCGAGCCTCTGACCACGCAGGTCGAGGCCGCGATCGAGGCGGAGCTTGCGGCGCTGTTTGCGGAACGGATGATGGTGGCCCGGCCGAACCATCCCTTCGTGCTGCCGCGCGCCTGGATCAGCGAAGCGATCTCGCGCGCGACCGGTGAGGATCGGCACACGCTGACCCTGCCGGCCTCCGACGTGACTTACACCACATCCGGCAATCTGCCGGTTCTCGGGACGGTGACACTGAGCTGATCCATGGCGACAATCTGGCCCTGCGATGTGTTGCCGACCGAGGCGCCCTCCGTCGACGACGTGCTGTCCAATCCGACGGGCGAGCGGCTGCTGCCGCAGGTGCTCGCCAGCGCGCCGCGCGGCGAGGCCTGGGGCACTGACGAGGCCGATGACGGCCACGGCGCCGCCCCTGTCGAGCGACGCCTATGGCTCGGCATCGCGACCTGCCTCGCCGAGATCTATCGCTGGTGCTTCGAGGTCGCCACGCAGGCTTTCCCGACGGCGATCACCTTCAGCCTCGCGGATTGGGAGGATGAGCTCGGACTGCCGGATGCCTGTGGGCCTGACAATCCGAGCTTCGCGGCCCGGAAGGCTGCCGTGCGCGCCAGGCTGGCGGCGCAGGGCGGGGCTTCGCCGGGCTATTTCATCTGTGTCGCGCGAGCTGCCGGTTATGACATCACGATCGAGGAGCCGGCGGCGTTCGAATGTAGCGGTTCTGAGCTCGGCGGCCCCGATGAGCTGACCAGCACCGATCCTGAGATGGTCTGGATCGTGCGGCCCGACGGCTACCGGATGTTCGAATTCGAGCTCGGCCCGGGCGGCGGAGAGATCGGGCCGGGCGGCACGCGCCTCGTCTCCTACACCGATATCGCTGGGCTCGAATGCCTCCTGCGCAGGATCTCGCCCGTCCACACGCAACTCGTCTTCGTCACCTCCTGAGGGTCTGCCATGCAATATATCGAACCCGTCGGCGCGCAGGGGCCGGCGAATGCCTATGGTCACGACTATGTCGATAAGAATGCCGGCGCCGGCATCGCGGGGTCGTTCCTGGCGGCCGACGTGCCGGAGCATACGATGCTCGAACTCGTCGCGCTCATCCAAAAATCGGGCCTTACCCCGTCAGGCTCCGATCTCATGCAGGCGCTGAAGGCTGTTCGATCCCAGCGCCTCAACTACGTCGCGACCGTCTCCGGTACGGCGAATGCGTTGACGGCAACACTCGACCCGGCGGTTACGAGCTATTCTTCCATCGAAGGTATGCCGCTCAAGTTGAAATGCGCCGCCGCCAATTCGGGGCCTGTGACTCTCAGCCTCAACGGGCTCGCAGCCCTGAAAGTGCTCAACCCGGACGGCTCGGAACTCTACGCGGGCGAACTCGCCGCCAACCGTGTGGTCGAAGTGTTCTGCATCACGAGCGCGTTCGTGATCAGAAACCCGTTCGTCTTCTTCCAGCGCCAGACGCCGAAGGGCGCGCGGCTCACCAGCGCATTCACCCCCGGCGTCGCCTTCAGCGACATCCCTACGCTGAATACTGACCTGCTCGTCCAGAGCGTTTCAGTCACCGGTGCGACCTATCTCGATGTGACCGGAACCTGCGGCTTTCGGAATACGACCGCGTCGAGCTGCAACACGACCGTGCAGATCAAGCTGTTCCGGACTTCGCCGCTCGCACTGATCGGCGAAGCGCAGTTCCAGGGCTGCATCTCGATCAATAACCTGCAGATCCCCGCGACCTCTTTCGGCACCTTCCAGAATCTGGACCCCGCCGTGACCTATTCGGTGCAACTGATCGCCCGCAAGCAGCAGGCGGTCGGTCCGATCGAGGTCAGCGACCCTTGCGTCACCGTCAGCAGCGATTGAGGCCCCTGATGTCCATCTTCTGGATCCTCCAGCCCGAGGGCGGGCTAAAGACTTTCGGACAGGGCGAAGCGCCCGATGGCGCAGAGATTGTCGCGGAAGTTGATTGGCGCGCTGCGCTGGCAGCAGCCATGCAACCTGCTCCCGTCGACATCGATCTGCTCGCCTATGCTGCGGACAAGCGTTGGCAAGCTGAGATCGGCGGTATCGTCGTTTCCGGCGTGCCAGTCGCGACCGACGATCGCAGCAAGATCCTGATCACTGGGGCTCGGGTCGCGGCGATGCTCGATGCGGCCTGGTCGACGATCTGGCACGGCGCCGACGGCCAGACCTATCCGGTCGACGCCGCTGCGATGGTCGCGATCAGCGATGCGGTGCAGGCGCATGTGAATGCCGGCTTCGACATATTCGCGACGGTCAAGGCCGCGATCGAGGCGGGGAGCATCACCTCCACCTCAGAGATCGACGCCGCCTTCGCCGCCTGACGCGACCCGCTCGGCCGCCGTCGGGCAGTCTTCTTCATGCCGGAGCCATCCATGACCCGCCTCGCGATCCTCGCGCTGGCGCTGCTGGCGCTCGCGCCTGCCGCGTCGGCCCATAGCTGGTATCCCTACGACTGCTGCTCGGACCGCGACTGCTGGCCGATGGGCGAGGATGCGGATGCCAAGGAGCCTGACCCGAAGACCGTTCCCGGCGGCTACCTGACCCATGATGGGATCTTCGTCGCGCAGCGCGACACGCGCCCTTCGCGCGACGGCCGCTTCCATGTCTGCCGCGCCGGCGGTCATGCTGCGGGCAGCGTGATCCGGCCCGCGGGCAAGCCGGTCTGTCTCTTCGTTCCGCAGCCGACCTTCTGACCTCACGGCCCGCTCGCGCGGGCTTTTTTTTCATGATCGGAGACCGATATGGACAGGACCGTCCCGGCCGGGGCGGCGCTTCTGCTCGACTTCATCGGGCAGACCGAGGCGCCGCGCGGATACGACACCGTCTATGGCAACAACCAGGGCAAGCTGGCGAAGCCGTTGACGACGATGACGCTCGGAGAGGTTCTTGCGGCCCAGCCCGGCTGGACGAAGAGCTTCGGCTCCAGCGCGGCCGGGCGCTACCAGTTCATGAAGGCGACGCTTGACGGGCTGCTGGTCGAGCTCGGCCTGTCGCGCTCGCAGAAGCTCGAGGCTAACCTGCAGGATCGCCTCGGCTATCACCTGTTGAAGCGGCGCGGTTATGACGCCTTCATGGCCGGCCAGATTGGCGTTTCCGAGTTCGGCAAGCGCCTGGCGCAGGAATGGGCCTCCTTCCCTGTGCTCTCCGCGACGAAGGGCCAGAAGCGCACGGTCCAGCGCGGACAGAGCTATTATGCCGGCGATGGGCTCAACAAGGCGCTGGTGAGGCCGGAGCAGGTCGAGGCGGTGCTCGGCAAGGTGCGTGCCGCGACCGGCGCGGTGCCGCCGCCGGATGTTCCCGCGCCCGCTTCGCCGCGCGAGCCGATCGACTGGGGTGACGCCGTCGCCATCAGCCAGAACGGCGTGACGCTGGAGAAGCCGGACCCGATCGATCCGCCGTCCGGCTTCTGGTCGCGCCTCGTTGCCGGCTTCAAAGCCCTCTTCGCCTGAATTCGACCCGCTGCGGCCGGTCCTGCCGCTGATCTGACCATTTTGTTGAAGTCAACAAAATGGCTCTCCATCACATCCGGAGCATATCCATGGTTCGACGCATTTTCGCGGCGCTCGCGCTCGCCTGCGCGCTCGCCGCTTCCGCCTGCGTGCCGAAGGACGGCACCGGCACATCCACCACCGGCTGGCAGCAGATCGCGGCCGGGGTCGGTCAAGTCATCGGCAAGACCAAGGTCGACGATCAGGTCGCCAAGGCCTCGGCAAAGCTCGATCAGAGCTGTGCCGCGCTGCGCGCTGTGGCGCTGGGCACCACGATGTTCTCGCCCGAGCGCTACCGGCTCGCGGCGCAACAGGCCTCCGCCGTGGTCAACACGGTCTGCGACCATCCGCCCGAGGATGTCGCCTCCGCCCTGAAGCTGGTCGCGGATGCCTATGCAGCCGCTGTCGCCGCGGCAGACGGCGCCTGACACGATAGGCGGAAAGGAGGCCATCATGAACCTGATCACCCCGATCCTGCCGACGATCCGCGTCTGGATCTTCGGCGGTGTCGTCTGGGCGCTGGCCAAGGCCGGCGCTCCGGCCGAGCAGGCCGGTCCCGTCACGGACTGGCTGATGAATGGCGTCGCCCTGCTGGGCGGCCTCGCCTATGGCGCCTGGGCATCCTGGCGCGAGCGGAAGGCGAGCTGATGGCCGACCTGCCGCCCTATGACTGGCTTCACCAGATGGTCGGCGTGAAGACGCCGCATGTCGTCGCCGGCATCGCCGGCGGCGTCGTGCGCGGCTTCGTCTCGAAGGGCTTCACCTGGCCGCAGCGCCTCGGCTCGGCCGTGGTGGGGGCGGCCGTCGCCGGCTACGGCACGCCCTTCGTCGCGCCGATCCTGCGCAAATGGCTCGATCTCTGGCAGTACCCGCAGGGCGATATCGAGGGTTCCCTCGGCTTCGCGCTCGGCCTCGTCGGCATGACGATCTGCGATGCCCTGATCCGGTGGGCGCGGCGCTGGCGTGACGGCTCCTCCCTGCCGATTCCTCCGAAGTCCTGAAGCGAGGCTCGATGGTCTCCAAGCGTCCGAAGTCCGTTCACCTCTCCGAGGTCGAGCGGGAGGCCCTGCGCGCATTGCTGCGCGACGGCGTCAACCCAACCCATGCCGCGCGTCGGCTCGGCTGCGATCCGCGCACGGCGCGGCGTGAAGCGAAGACCCTGCGCGCCGGCCCAGCGGCTCCGCCTCCTGCTCCGGTCAGCCCCGAGCAGGAGCGGGCCGATCGTCTCGGCGCCGATTTCTGGCGCCGCAAGGCCCGCGCGGCCGAGCAGTCTCTCGCCCGTGCCGAGCATCTCGCCGCCGAGCTCGCCGGGCTGCGCGGCCAATCCTGGCAGGTCCCCAACTGGCTGCTCGCGCAACCGGGGCCGGGCGATCGCGGCCGCTCCGTCGTGGGTTGCCTGATCTCCGACATCCATATGGGCGAGGTGATCGAGCCCGACGAGATCCTCGGCGTGAACCGCTTCGACCCGAATGTCTGCCGGAGCCGCCTCAAGCGCTATTTCGACGCGGCCTGCACGATCGGCCGGCGCTGGTCATCTGATACGGCCTGCGAGGGCGCTCTGCTCGTCCTCGGCGGCGACATGGTCTCGGGCTCGATCCATGACGAGCTTGCCGCGACCAACGCGCTGACGAGCCCGGAGCAGGTCGTCGCCGTGGTCGAGGCCATCGCCGGCGGCATCCGCATGCTGGCCGAGGCCTATGGCCGCGTGCATGTCGTCTCGGTACCTGGCAACCACGGCCGGACCACGCCGAAGCCGACTGCCAAGCTCTATGCCAGACTCTCCTACGATATCATGGTCGCGGCGATGCTGCAGGAGCGCTTCCGCTTCGATGAGCGGCTGACCTTCCAGCATGGTGATAGCAAAGACCAGATCGTCCCGATCTTCGGCCGTACCGTCTTCGTCACCCATGGCGACAAGATCGGCACGAAGGGCGGCATGGGCTTCGCCGGGCCGATGCTGCCGATCGTGCGCGGCACCAAGAAAGTCGAGGCGCAGCAGGCGAGATTCGGCCGGCGCCCGGACCTGATCCTGCACGGGCATTATCACACCACCGGCAATGCCGGTGCCGTGCTTTCCAACGGCTCGGTGCCCGGCTACGGCGAATATGCCGACGATCTCAGGGCCGAGCCGGAGCCGCCGCAGCAATGGTTATTCCTGCTGCATTCGAAATGGGGTCTGCGCGAGCGGGCGCCGATCCAGCTCGAGCCGCCCGGGCTGCCGCCGAAGCCGCGCGTGCGCGTCCCAGCCGGCTGGGAAGACAGGGAGGCGGCATGACCACGGCCGATGTCCAGACGTGGCCGATGGCGTTGCCTCGGCGGGGATTGATCCCTGATCGGGATTGCCCGCATTGCCAGCACGGCTATGAGAACCACGAATATAACTGCACCGGCGGCTGCATGGCCGGCTTCCGGGTGCGGACCATCGGCTTCTGCGGCCCGGCCGGCGCCGGCAAGTCGACCGCGTCCGAGCGGCTGGTCAAGCGCTGGCGCTTCAACCGCGTGCGCTTCGCCGGCCCACTCAAGGCGATGATGCTGGCGCTCGGCCTCTCGGCCGAGCAGGTCGACGGTGCATTGAAGGAGGAGCCGACGCCGCTGCTCTGCGGTCGCACGCCGCGCCAGGCGATGCAATGGCTCGGGACCGAATGGGGCCGCAACCTCATCGGGTCCGAGTTCTGGATCGCGGCATGGCAGGCGGCCGTCGAGCGCGTGCCGCCGACCTTCACCTACCATGGCGGCTTCGACCCGATCCGGCTGATCGTCGCCGACGATATCCGTTTCGCCAACGAGGCGAAGGCGATCCGCGATCGCGGTGGCATCGTTGTCAGGATCGAGCGGCCGGGTGCCGGCTCATCCTCAGGCGGCGATCACGCCTCGGAGCGGCTCGATTTCGTGCCGGACCGCATCATCCGCAATCGCGGCGATCTCGCGGGCTTTCGCGCCGAGATCGACGAGCTCGCGCAGTCGCTGCGCGAGGGTTGAGTTCCGCGCCGGGCGGTTCCCGGCCATCCAAGCTTGGAGAAATCAATGACCACGACCGTCGTCGTGAAGGCCAATCATGGTTGGCCGGTGGACGTAACAACCCTGACCCCAAAGCTTGGTGACGCCGGCTCGACGGTACGGGTCGAGCCCGATACCGAGCGGACGTTCTACGTGCACAGTGGCGCCGATTTGCATATCCACGAGGTGCAGCCCGACGAAGTCGCTCCGAGCGATTGA